TATTATTTTAATAATAACAACAATAACAATAATAATTAAAATATTATTATAGTTAACCCCCTAAATCCCCCTTTTGGATAGGATTCTCTCTTTAGCGTCACCTGGTAGTTTTTGACAAAAAAAAAAAAGAATTACCCCTCCAGAGTACCCTCTAACCACCCCCGAAGGAGCAGCTAAAGAGTACCCTGGAGGGGATCTTTTGGCTAATCATGCATAAAACACATGATTGCCTATTGTTACAGTTTTAGTAACTTTACTAGCCCACTTTGGTAGGACATAGTGAGCATGATAGAAGATAGAACCATTTGTAGGATCTTTTAGCTTCCCTTGAACGTAGTTAGATGCAATAGCATGAGCTAACTCGTATCTCTTCCTGTCTTTAGGTGAGTGGTTCTTTAGTAGTTTAACCCAAGAGAACTGATTGGGTTGATAGACTACTTGGCAAATAGAGGTTGGATACCCCTGTGATAAGAGTCTATTGATCGTGACAGCTGCAACAGCTATCTGACCCTTTATTGACTCTCCCCTAGCTTCATGGTAAATGTTATGAGCTAGGCAGTCTACTTCTTTTTTAGGTTGAAACCCTAGATTAAAGAGTTTCGTGTTAATTGAATCTATTGATGTGACAGTAGATAATTGTAGAGGAAAAAGAAGTAGCATTATTAGTGCTAACTTGTTCATTTTGATCTCTCTTTCTCTTTAGCGTCCCCTGGTAGTTTTAGCTGATAAAGACAGCCTTTGCCTGTTTATTAAATGGGTAACTATTGTTAGGAGTTACTAATTCATGAGGACCATAGTACCACTCATTGTTAATGTCTAATGCAATTGTGCATGGACCAGTTCCTGCAATCTCAGTGACCCCTCCCTCATAACCAGCCTTAACGACTATTACTTCAGGGTCTAATTTACTAAGTTGTTCGATTAATTCTTTAACTTTCATAGTCTAGTCCTAGTTCCCTAGCATCCTCAGCTTTCTTCTCTAAAGCATCCTGAGCTTTATCGAAAGCAAAGTCACGTTCTTTGTCACCTTTATCACGACCAAAGATCAAATCCCACCTAGCTTCATACTGTTCTTGAGCCACACTAAATGGCCTTGGCTTAGACCCTTTACTCATATCTTAATCCCATAGTGCTTGATAATACTTTCCAAATAGCCTAAATCCATTTTGGATCCTAGCCTCGTGTTTTTCTAGACCTTCCATGTCTATTTTAAAGGTATCATTAGGTCCTCTTACCATTTCAGAAAGAGATGGATATTCCTTTGATTTAACAAATTGAAGGTCATGTGTTCCAGAATAAAACTGAGCATCATGATCAATGTCAATTTTGGTTTTAAATGACCAGATCATTTCATCCATGATCCAGTCCCATCGCTTAAACCAATTTTCATCTGTATCCCACTCGTTTTCTTTAGGTGGGGCACTTGTACTTTTAAGATAATCAGGAACATCATCATCATCTATATTAGGGCTACCCTGTTTCTTTTCTTTAAGCAAAACAAGAGCAGGATGAATAATATAAGCTAATGTATGATCTAAACTCCAGATATCATAATTATCGATTGTAACATCAATCTCTCGATCAAGGTCATCATCTCGATATTCACCAATTAAAACTTTCATCTAATGCCCCAAAATTTTTCTACTGTGCAAATCATTCTACTATTACCACCAAGGTTGTAAAAAACAAATGTAAATGGCTTTCCAAGATTGCTATTAATCTTATTGAATATTTTTTCTCTATAAACTCCTGATGTTATTTTACCGTTAACAATAGCTTTCATCATATGAATATTATTTTTTGTACGATACTCTGCAACAGATGTAGCAATTGAATTAGGCTGCAATTCAAATGTTTTTACAGAACCTGACATGAATTCTTTAATAGTATGCATTTTAATTTCCTTATTAAATAATTTTTGCTGAGATAAGATTACCTGAACCGTCAAACTCTAACTCAAGATTTTCTATTTCACCATGAGTAGCTACTTTAAATATAGGTGCTCTGCCAATCTGGATTACATTATACCTATAAATTTTGTTTTTAGGCGTTTCTCTATACTCTACATTTTCATTAAAGCTAGGGAAATTACCACCCATTACTGATAGTCTAGGCACATCAACCCATTCGCCTAAGCTATAGTACTGAATTTGCTTATCTTCTAGATAGGCAATAATTAAATCATGATGAGGATGAATTTTCATACATTTCCTGTGTAATATAGTTGTTTCTCATTAGTTGATTCCTTACATCATTAGGTAAGAAATAAACACCATCATAGTCTTCTAATTGCATATCTTTGTCAAACCAAAGACCGCCTCCATTTTCGTCACCAAAAATCTTATCTTCAAACCAACCATATCTAGCGTCAGTATTAATCCATATCTCAAACTTATTAGTTGAGAGGTTTACGTTGTACGAATTCAACACGTACCTCCTCTGGATAAACTAAATTGTAAATAGTATTTAATGTTTCAAAAGTACTATCAGACAGTTGCCCAACTACAACACTAGTAGTAATCCATCGATTTACTAAGTCTGGTCTACCTTCATGTCCAATACAAAATCCCTTTAGGTGATCATTAACACCATCAGAGGAAACAGCTTCGTTATCTAATTTAACAACTAGAATAGCTAAAGGTTTACCTTTACGAAACTCTAACTCATCCCTAAATACTTTAACTAGGTGTTGACGAGCATAGCCTTCATCAAGAATTTTTTCAATATGATTCGTTGATAAATGCTTTAGCTTTGACCATACAAGTGGACCCTTACCTTCTTTGCCATAAGTACCCCATCGAAACCAATCACGAATTTTAGCATGAGGATCATCATCATAGACTGACAAGTCTTCTCCATTATCTTCATCATGCCATGTTCTACGAATGTACTGGACGCCACCATCCACCATATACAACTTACCATTAGCATCTGTGTGTTCTACGTAATCATGCACATGACAGGATTGTAATACAGTACCGTCTGGTGTCCTCATTACATTAGCTAATAATTTACGTTCATTCACTTAATATCTCCACTATTAGTTAGCCATTCAAATGTATTCCATAATTGTTTAAATTTTAAATCATAGTATTTTGCTAATACTTCAATATCATTCTCGTTATCAATTTTACGAAGATCCTCAATCACATTCATACATGCAAGGATGTCTTGCTCAAGATCGATTCTTGTGGTTTCTTTTTCCATACAATGTAAATTCCATTTGCGTTAAGTTTAGCCCATTCAATAGCCTCTTTACGAGTTTTGAATACCTTGTCAAGATTACCCGTTGTCCTACAAACCCATTTCATTTTCAGCTTTCCAAATATTTATTTCAGATGGTGTCATATAGTATTCCAATATTGCTTGTATGTGAGGTAAAATACTTCTGTCTAAAACATTATTATTTGAACTGTGAGTATTAATAAACTTATAGTTTGCCTTTAATTCTTGAATAATAATTAAATCAATTTGTTCAGGTTCTAAATCAATAGTTACTCTAGTCATTTTGCTGCTTCCATATATAATCCTACATTACCTAATGCATAACCTACAAAGGCAATACCTAATCCTGTACTGCCCTTCATAAGTAAATCAATTGCTACTACAGTGTATACAACACCTACTACTCCTATCAACCAAGCGCTCATTTTATTTCCTCATAAATAGTGTCATTATATGTGTCCTTAAAAGACCACACTCGATTACAAGAAGAGCAGCTTAACTTACCAGTAGTTACACTTAAATCTACTGCTAAATTATTTCCTTCTTTGTCATACATAGGCGCAGAATAACCACCTGTCCTATCGGTATCAGTAAGCGTAAACCTACAATCACTTCTCATACAATCTAACAATTTAAAGTTTTTCATGTGTGTTCAATTATTTTAATACCAGCCTCTTTAATAGCTGACATACAGATCGGACAAGGTTTGGCATTTAATGAATCACCCTGTCTGCCGTATCTAGCTACAAAGATTCTGTGAGCTTTGTTTAAATCCTTACATCTAAGAATAGCATGTACCTCTGCGTGTAAATATATTTTATATGGTTCACCAACCCCCACAGCATGTTTTGCCATAAGAGGGTGGCTCTTCACATAATTATTTTGACCTACAGAAAGTACACGTCCCTTCTTATCATATAAGATAGCAGTCAGGGCATGCTTAGTCATTACTCGTAATCGTAATCCCAGTCAATATCTTTTTGGTTTAAAAATGCATCACTGATTTCATCAAGAATATCTTCCTTAATAATATCTGTAACATCTACCCCTTTAAGACTAACAGAGATTACATTTGCTACCGCATCATAATCTGGGTCAAGTTGTAGACCTGTACCGTATTCTCGAGAACCCCTCTCACCTGGCTCATACTCAATTTTACAATCAAGAAATAAACTTCCATATTTAAAAGTATAATCGTGATCTCTGAAATAAACTTTAGTTGTACTCATATTACCTCATGTGTAAAGCTTGGATTAAGATATTAATGGACTGGATTACCATTTGCTGTCGTTGGATTCCTAGCCTATGCCAATCAGGTAAAGGTTCAGGCCATTTAGCACGAATAGCATCATAGTATTTTTCTACATCGCTCATTCTAACTTCAACTCCATTTCACAATAAACATCATCATTAAAACGTTCAGCAACCCACTCTTCAGGATCACCTGTTCTAGCTTTCTTTATACCATAGGGTATATCATCAAAATAATAATCATAAAGGTCTTGAAATAATTCGTCTGACATATCCCATCTTTCTAAAAAATTAGGAATTTCTTCCTTGTGCTTTTTACATATTTCAGTTAGTGTCATAAATCCGCTCTGCTAAATTACAGATGTCCCAGAAGGGTGCTCTACGGATTGATGCATTATCTGGCAATTCAATCCAAAAGTCATTCCAGAAATAAGGGGTATTCATCTTCATATTACGATCAATATAATACTTTCTTACAGTATTAAATATATGTAGATAATAGTCATGAGCATAAACTAACTCAACTACTTTTGCATGTTCTTCATCTGAGATCATATTCAACCTTGTTTAAAAATACTTCTGCATCTTCTTTAGTTTTAAATGGTCCATAGATATTATCTGAATCATAATGATAAGCAGTAAATGTATTATCATTAGGGTCTTCAGTTACATCACCAATTGGATAGCCAAATAAATCTTCAAGAGTATAAACTATTTTCATACTGTGTTTCCTAAGAATGTCCATGTTTTAGGTAATATAAATCCAAACTCTCTCTTGAATTTGAATCTCATAAATACCTGAAGTTCTTCAAATGTCTTTTCTAATAAAACTTTCTTTATATAGATTTGTGCTAATATTTGCCTTGTCTTTTTATCTAATAATTGAACTTTAATTGTACCGTCTTTCTCTGGTTTAAAACGATTATATGCAATGATGACTTGCTCCAATTTAACATTTTTATTGGCGTTCATTCTCGATTACCCTATAAAGTTCTTTTCTTAAAATAGCTAACTCGTCTAGAGTGTCAACTGTTGCTTCTCCTGAGATTTGTATTAGGCTTAATAGCAAGAATCGTTTAACGATTTTATCTTGCTCTCGAATTAACTTATTTACTACTTTAATCAATCCAAGTTGCTCCTACTACTGATGGATAAAATCCGCTTACCATATTATTTTTCTTTACATATACTAATCCAGTAGAACTAGAGTTATGTGGTTTAACGAAACTAACAATTTCACAAAGATCACCACGGAAGGTTTTAACTTTATCTCCTTCCATTACACAACGACCTGTATCATCATAAACTAGTTTCATGTTTACTCCTTGTATAATATATCAAACAAATACTCAATTACTTGATGCTCTTCATAACCTACACGAATCATATCTTCTGCATCAAGAATAACTTCCTCTGTTAATGCATTTCTATTTAAGAATTTAATTGCAGTATCTGGATTTTCAGGATGAATAAAGTTAGCTACTAAGTTTAATAACTCTGTCTTTAAACCAAACTTAGCATCTGCTAAACAATCAATCAACGCAGTAGCTTCTTCCGTATATGTTGTTGGACCTACAGGATCTTCATCGTTATCTAAACCATAATCAGCAGAAGGAGTTCCATAGTTACTATAGCCATAAGCATCTTTATTATAGGTAGGGAATGAGGTATAATAAGTAGGCGCAAGCTCATCTGGATCTGGTAAACTTGGATCACGAACTACTGGTAATTTATCCCATTGCATTTCTAATACAGCTTTAGCTAAGTCTTCAAAGTGAATTATATCTAATTTTTCATTAGGTGTATGTTCAGAATAATAACCAACACTAATATTAGTACATTCAGGGATTATTCCAGAGAATTCAGCAGTATCAGTATAAACACCAGTATCATCAGGAACATACATAAAATCACCGCATAAATCGTTAAGCTGATCAGATAATGCGTAAGCAAAATCATCAGAACAAGTACGACCACACATTTGATGAGTAATAACACTGTGAGTTCCTTTACGATCGAATGTAATTGCTCTAGTAAACTGTTCAACTAATTCTTGATCATTTAACGCTAGCCAGCTAGAACCGATACCGCCTTTTTCTTCGCCTTGAAAGAACACATAGTAACCAGGTACTCTATGGTCAATCATATGAAGTAAAATAGCAACACCTGCACCGTCATCAGCGCCAAGAGGTTTTCCACCATCAGCTAATAAGTATTGGCCCTCATATTTAAAAGTATTAAAGCCATCTTCACGATGTACAGTGTCTACGTGAGCAGTAAACATAGTTTCGTTAGATGAATCATCTCTCATGTCAACATGAATATTACCACAGAAATCTACGGATAGATCTCCCTCACCAACACGTTCTACAATATAGTTACATAGCGCAGTTACTCCAGTTCCACCATGTGGTCTCTTGAAGGATAACGCATATTCTAGATCTTTGATTAATTGAGTCTTCATTCTGTTTCTTCCAATGTTACTGGCAAATGTTCAGGGTGATAAGTCTTACCATTAAATTCTACAGGCTCTGCATCATCTATTAAATACCAAGTAAGTGATGCGTAACAGCAATACACTTCATGTCTTGGATAAGCAATACCATCATGCAAGAGCACCCAGTCTTTTTCTGGACCTACATCAGATTTTAATACACGGATATCGTCACTATTAGTCTCATATGTATCCTCTTCTTTAGCATACTCACCATCTTGTACTTCTACTAAATCATGATGATCTAAATACTCCATATGGTAGTATTCGCCTTCAAATGTAATCACATTATCTTCATGAATACGCTCTTTATAGAGAGTACTATCTACATAAGCCATTACATAATAGTTATCTGCACAATCATAGCAAACATCATCATCTTCATATACAGACCTCATATCATCTGAGTTATAGTATTCATCGCAACAATTACAATGACAATCAGCACTATTGCAAGGAGCGCCATCAGTATTAGTACATTCAAAGTCACCATCTTCACAAATAACTAAGCTATGTGGAACCCCTTTATAAGTCATTCCACTTCTTTTACTTACTCGCTGATGTTCTCCGTCAATATACGGAGCTAAGAATTCACTATTGTTACTAAAATACTTTAATGGAGCGCCATCAGGCCATCCATCATAGTGCTTGTAACCACTCTCTTTTAACCAATACTCTAATGCCTCATCAGCATAGCTATAATCATTTCCTCTCTTATAGCTGCGAACAAAACATTTTTCTTTCTCATCATCAGAATGCCATACTAAGGCACGACCATTGATTGACTTTGTATCAGGGTCAAGTCTAACTGCAGCTTTCCAACCTAGTTCAGGTGCATAAACCCGATAAGGATGTAAGTAGTCAGGACAATACTCATCATGTCCAGGTGTATAGGCAGAATCCCAAGTCATGCAAGAACGTGGACCTTTCTGAACACTTAAAATAATACCATCTGAGTCTTCCCAGATCTCAAATGTATCATTACGACATTTAGTAGCAAAGTCACGGATTTCATGATCCTTTAACTGTGGAAACATTCTACGGATATAACGTCCGAAGGTAGTAACAGTCTGACGATCACTGTCGCCTGAACGCTCATCACGAGTAAATGCAACATTACTAGCATCCTTAACAGACATATGAGGATACTCTAGTGCTAACAAACGATAATTTTCAGGAATATGTTTCTTCATGATATCTTTAATCACAGGGTGAAACTCATAAGCCCTCTGTTCTCTTGCATGCCAATCTCTTGACATACGGAGAATCTCTAATACTACAGGAAATTTAACTTCTAACTCTTGAATTGTGATCATTTATTTCTCTTGAAAGATTTAAAATATAATTTGCTTTCTGGAAAACCCAAGGGTTTCTGTGTGGCAGATGTGCTCCAGTGGCTCCATCCCAATCTCTAAATTCCCAATCGTAAAAATCAATTCTTAAACAACTTGGGTGTTCTTCTTGTAGTTTTTGTAATTCATCAGCCCATGCTTGCCACTGATGATCAGAGATTATGCTTTCATTTAGTTCATAATAGATACACGAATGTATTAACATTTGTGATCTTCGCCTTCTTACTAATTCTATTAATTCGCTTGAACAAATAGTTTTAATAGTCGTTATTTTCTTAGGCCGTGGCATCTTCCCTACTCAATATTTTAACAAGAGTTTCTTGTCTGACTCTTGTAGGTGGGCCATCCTCTAATAGCTCGAGTGTATCCTGAAGAAGACTAATATTATCCCACTCAAAAGAATATCTTGACTGAATAACATTACTAGATTTAATCATACGTAATGCTAAGTATGCCCCGTAACTAGAGGAATAATTAAAATTACTAGTGTTGTTAATTGCATGAATTTCCTCTAACAATTCATTTGCTAATGTCGTCAGTGTTTTCATCTGTAAGTTCCTTGATGATATAAGCTCTTGTATTAAATATTGTGGAGTTATGAGGATTATAAGTATCCCTCCAACTAAACCTTCTTCCTCTACTTTCCATCTCAAATCTACGCTTACTATTAATATTACTTACTGCCATAGCTACTATCTTATCTGCAAAGAAATGTTCTCTTCCTTTCTGATCTGCTTTTGGTTTAAAATCTTTTAATTCTCCAAGTAGTTTGTATTCTTTTAATACTCTTCTAGCTTCTATTGATAATGTATTTGATTTAACCATCTATATCCTTTTTACATAATGCACAAACTTTATTTAATTTAGGAAGTGAGTCTAATGCTTCAGAGAGACCCTCATAAGCATAGTGACTAGCACAGGCATAACCATTCTCGAAATCATTTTTAATATCATCTGTTTTACTTTCATTTTTAAATCTATCTAAAAGTTTAAGTAGTAGTTTATAATTCTCGATTGGAATTGATATCATTTAACCTCTTTAAAATACGTGTGATTTGGCCAAGACTTTTATTATAAGAATGTTTAAGTTCCTCATTAGTACATAATGAATTAGAGAATTGCCAATAACTCTTTTCCATTTGCTGTTCTACTTCCTTTAGTTCATAATGTAACCAATCTTCAATATCTTTTTCACTTATCATAGTATCCTTAATAAAATAGCCCCAACTATTTCTAGTCAGGGCTTGGGTTATGGATTCTTAATCACTTCATCTACAATACCATGTATAACTGCTTCATCTGGAGAGAAGAAACAATCTGATTGTTGTAGTAAGTGTTTACGAATATATGCTACAGATTTACCTGTACATTTACGATAATGGGTTAGCATTCTTGCGGAATCTAATTGAAAGTCTTTTGAAGCAGCAGCTATTTCATGTTCTTTACCAACTACTCCACGAGAGAATTGATGAGACATTACAGAACAGTTTTCAGTAATAAATCGATTACCTTTAGATCCAGCCATTAATAGCATTACTCCAGCTGAGGCAATTTCACCAGTACCAATAGTAGCTACTGGAATGGTAGATTGTTTAATTGTATCAATCAAATGATATGCTGATGAAACAAAACCACCTGGGCTGTTAATAAATAGTACTAATTTAGTTGGTTGATCTTCTTTAGCCATAAGATTATATTCCATAATAGCCATAATAATAGGCTGTACAGAATCGTCTTCTACTTCACCCATAAGATACATAATGCCATTACGCATAATGTTCTTTCCAAACCAATAGTAATTACCTTCATTATCTTCAGGAATTACAGGTTGAGGTGGATTTGGAGATTCTGGCTCTTGAGGTGCTTTAGGCTTAGCCTTTGAATTAAATACACTTGAATAGCTTTTGAACTGGCAACCGAATAGTTTGCTCATCTGATAATTCCTTAGTTGAAATAAATAGCTCTGCTGGTTCAAGATAAATATCTGCTGGAGTTGTTACTTTCCAACGACCAATAGATCCTGACCGATTAATAATTTTGTTGTTTAGTTCATTTAACGCAACTAAATCTGTAGAACCACTTACAATGAATGTAATACCAGTATCCCATAAATCATCAACAAGTTTTGTAGTTGTCTTGTTAATATCATCAATAACTAACCTAAACTGAGAGACATGAACAGTACTATTAACTACAAAGTCTTTAATTTGATCCGTCAATGTCATCTTCATCTTCGGAACTGTATTCGTCCCACCATCTTCCTTGTTGTCGCTCTCGCTTATAAGGTCTTTTGTGTCTATCTGAGTTTGAGCTTCGTTCATCTTTAAATTGTTTTTCTTCACGTTCTAATTCCTGCCAATTTGTGGTATTATTTTTGTTCATCTGCGTAACTACGTTTAACACCTAATTTATCCGCTTTCTTTTGTAGATATACTGCAAAGAATTTTACAAGATCTTCTGAATCTTCAAAAGAAGATCCTTCTACAATAGATAAAGAAACTCTCTCAAAATGATTCATAATTTCTTCTGGATTTGTTACATTTAATGCTGATAAAGTATGGTTAACACCTTGATCAACCATATTTGTAAGTTTAATTTTATCTGATGGAGTCATTACCAATCCCAGTTACCATTCATACCATTAACACTATACTCAGTAACACGCTTCTCAAAGAAGTTATCGTGAGATACACCTGATAAAACCCAGTCAAGCCAAGTTAAAGGATTTTCTTTTACTCGGAATACTGGTTTTAAACCAAGCTGAATAAGGCGACGGTCTGTGATAAATCTAATATAATTTCTTACATCTTCTTTAGTTAATCCTTCAATTTTATTACCAGTAAAGGCAAGATCAATAAACCTATCTTCTAACTCAACAGCTTCTTTAGCCATTTGATAAATTTTAGATTTAAACTCATCATTGATAATACGAGGATGTTCTTCACAATACTTACGGAATAATGCCGCACCACCTTCTACGTGTACTGTTTCATCTCGAATAGACCATTCAACTACAGTTCCCATACCTTTCATTTTACCGAAACGTTGGAAGTTAAGTAACATAACAAATGAAGCGAATAAAGCAACACCTTCATTAAATACACCTTTGGCTAAAGTTAAAGCTACGCCAGAATGTGTTCCTGTATCATTAGATTGCATAAAGTCAATCTTATCTGCCATTTCTTTATATTCTAAGAATCGATGATACTCTTCATCAGGTAAACCTAAAGTATCATTTAATAGTGCATAAGCCCTTTGATGAGTACCTTCACGGCCAGCAAAGGAACCTAGCATAACCCGAACTTCATTGTTCTTAAATTTAGGTATTAAATAGTCATAATAGTTTTGACCTACTTGCACATCACCTTGAGTAAATAATCTTAAGATATGAGTAATAAACTCTTTTTCTTGATCATTTAACTTTAGTTTCCAATCTGATACATCTTCAGATAAATCAGCTTCATCTTCAGTCCAATGAATTTCTTCATGTTTCTTTGTTAAATCTACAGCCCAATCATGAAAGAAAGGTTTATAAGTTTTATTAAAAGTGGTTAATGTTGATGCAGGAATATTATCCTTCACAAGCTTTGCATTCATTGTCTTCTGCCTCTACTGCGTTTGTTAATGTTTGGAAATGAGCATATAGTTTATCAAATCCACCGATATACTCTCCGTCTAAATAAATTTGTGGTAACGATCTAACATCATCACGACCAGTAACTTCAGCTGCTGTTTTGCCTAAAGCTACAATATCAATATAGTCAAATGAAATACTCTTTGAATTTAACAAAGCTTTAGCCATCTCACAATTTGGACAATTTGGTTTACCATATATGATTGTTGTTTTATCATATTTTAATTTATCTTCTTTAACTTTTTCTGAGACATTTTCAGCACGAACTTTAGCTTCTGTACGGAGATAATACAAACCTTTTAAACCAGATTCCCAAGCTAAGATATGTGCATCTTTAACATATTTCTTTTCTGCTCCTGCAGGGAAAAATAAGTTAACAGATTGGCCTTGACAAACATACTTTTGTCTATCTGAAGCATGTTTAATAACCCAACTTTGATCTAACTCAAAGCTAGTTTTAAACACATCTTTTATACTATCTTCTAAGAATGGCAAATGTTGCACAGATCCACCACTAGTAATAATATTAGCCCATACTTCATTTGTATTATGTTGAATCTTATCTAAATACTTTTCAAGATATTTGTTTTTAACTAAGAAAGATCCTGCACGAGTACGATGTGTATATGCATTAGCCTTATTAGGTTCAATACTAGGAGAAGTACTTAACAGAATACCAGAAGAAGCATTAGGGGCTACTGCTAGTAAATGTGAATGCCTTACCATTACTGGAGACATATCTGGAGCAGGTCCACGACTTTCAGCTAAAGCGCCAGAGATCTCTTTTGCTTGATTTTTAATATAATCAAATATTTCAATGTTTAGCTTGGATGCATCGTTACTTTCAAAAGGTATCATTCTACTCTGTAACAAGTTATGAAAACCCATTGCTCCAACACCAATAGATCTTTCTTGAGTAGCGCTATATACTGCCCTACTAAGACTGTCTGGAGCATTCTCAATAAAATATTCTAGTACGTTGTCAAGCATTGTTACTAAATCTTTGACCATTGATGTATGTTTCCATTGGTCATAGTGTTCTAGATTAACAGAGCTTAAACAACATACTGCTGTACGATCTTCATTCGTAGGTAAATGAATTTCATTACAGAGGTTGCTACCATGTACTTTTAAACCTTTTTCCTTTAATTGAATAGGTAATGCGTCATTAACAGTATCAATGAAGTTAAGGTAAGGCTCACCTGTACGGAAGCGAGTTTCCAATAACTTGATAAATACTTTTCTAGCATCAAGGGATTCGCCTGTTGGTCCTTTCTTTGGATCAACAAGCTCATATGTTCTACCTTCTTTGACAGCTTCCATGAAATTATCAGTGATATTAACAGCGTTATGTAAGTTAAGACATTTACGATTGTTATCACCTGTGGGAACACGAATACTAATAAATTCAAGAATATCAGGATGATCAATATCGAGATATGCAGCATAAGATCCCTTTCTAGTTTTACCCTGCCTATAAGCAGTCATATCAGCATCAATTGTGCTTAAGAAAGGTATAGGCCCAGGAGCAATGTCAGATACACTACGGATGTCAGACCAATGACCTCCGACCCCTCCGCCCATGACGGATAACCAACGAATTTCAGAACTATGATCAATAAGACCAGAGACAGTATCAGGAACATAAGTTAAAAAGCAAGAGATTGGCATTCCTTTACCTTTACCATTAATATCGGGAGCATTCGATAATACAGGTGAGGCAAACATAAACCATTTGTTTGAGATATAGTCATACAGTCTTTGAGCTAACTCTAAATCTGTTTGACCTTTAAATGTGCTCCAAGCACGACAAGCTCTAGCATAAACTTCCTGTGGAGATTTTTCATTATCTTTTGCATAGAACTCTAGTACCATGTCAAAGGCATAATCTGTTAAAAGTTTATCTTTATCTAAATCAATTTCAATATCGTAGTATTTCATTATTATTTTTATTATTAAGCGTTAAAGCAAGCACCAGGGCGTAATAACACTTCTGCTATCATACCCTCCATCGACTCATCTGAAATACATATAAAGGCAGTAATATCAAACTCCGTAAAGCTTTCAAGAGCTGCCTCACATTCTTTACTATTTTCATAGATATACTCATTATATTTTTTACTAGAGTGATCAAAAGCAAATACAGAATATCTCATCATATAGTAAGATCCTCAAAACTATTACTTGCATTAATCAATCTACCAGTGTCTTCAATAAATCTATATTGACCCATAGGACCAGTTCTGCCAGTCCATCTATCTTTTAGTACCCAAAGCTTACTAGTGTGCCTCTGCACAGGGTCTGCTTCAAGTTTATTCCTACTAATAGCAATTAGTTGAGCACCAATTTGCTTTAGAGAACCAGAACCTTTTAAATCATCATCTGAAGGTACAGCACCCTCTTCAAAAGATTTTTGATTATTGTTTGTTTTTCTTAAATGACTAACAACACCAAGCCATATCCCATGACGCTTGGCTAGCTTTAGTAGGTCTGACATAAGTTTATCTGTAGCTCGATTAACATCATTATCTTCAGCATCTGATACTGCAATAGTAATGTGATCAAGATAAATAAATTTACATCCACTTAAAGCCATGAATTCCATTTTATCAATTAGAGAATCATCTCCCATTGAACCTTGATGATCTAAGAACATTATGCGACCTGTACCCATAGTTTCAGCCCAAGCATTCTTTTCTTCATCCTCAGTAACTTCAACATCAGGTAATTGAATACGCTTATTTAAGTGTAAAGCCATAATACCCTCAACTGTCTCAGACACACTTTCTTCTAAAGAACAAATGCCAATCTTTTCATTTGTTGTTTGAAGTAAATGATATTGATCTTCTTTTAGAAAAGAACTCTTACCCATACCAGTACCTGAGCAAAGTACAGTAATAGAGCCTAAACATCTACCATAAATCTTTTTATTAAGATCTACAGCAAATTCAGGCCAAGGTACATAATCAATCTCTGATTCGGCCTTGTATAAATCCCAAGTATCCGCTGAGTTAACAATGCCAACTGGACTCCAAGCTTGAGCATCCCAAACTTGAGATAAGACTGCCATATGCCCTTCTTTTAAATAAAGTTCATTGGCATCTTTTAACTTAGTGTTCTTAACAATTTTAACTTTGTCAAAACCAATAATCTTAGCAGCACGATCAGCAGCTTCTTTTCCTGGCTCATCATTGTCAAACCAAATAACTACTGAATCAAAACTACGTAACCAATCTCTATTACTCAATAAGATACTAGTTTGACTTGCTGATGGTATAGAAACTACTGGATAAATCTTTTCATATTTATCGAACCAAGCCTGTGATACAGTTAATGCATCAATCTCACCTTCAGTAATTACTAACTGTTTACCCCCATTACCCGCTTGCATTTGTCCAAAAAGACTTTTAATTTTTCCGACAACTGTGAAGTCTTTAGGGAGAATCCGTTTCTTATATCCTGTAATTTCATTAATACCATATGGGTAATAATGTGTATCCACATCACCTTTTTCATTTACTGTAACCCTTATATTAAAGTGCTCTGCAATTTTCTTTGTGATCTTGCGGTCAGCAAAACCTCTTATAGCGTAACTAGAAATTTCTTCTAATGTTTCAGTGCCATAATTTTCCTTCTTAGTTGTCACTAGAGAATCCTTACTTTGATCTGGAAACCAACCACTACATGAAAAACAATATGAGGTTCTATCCTCGTATATCTGTCTAGCATCACTACTACCACAGTCTTCACTTAGGCAAGGTTGATCCTTTACAACTATTTTTCCCATTTTATTTATTAATTACATTGTTAGCTGCAAAACAAGCTGTTGACACAAAACTTAATGCTATAGAGACTAATAAAAAGTCTGCTGAAGTCCATTGCTCTGCACCTGTTAATAAGTTAACTGATTGTGTTAATATTACAAGCATTGAACAAAAACCAAGCATAAAACCAATTAATTTCATTATTTTAATCCTGCTAATTTATTTAATCTTTTACGATGTCTGAGAGATACTGTTTCAGAAGAGCGCCATTGTACTTTATCAATGAACCTATTATACCAGATATGATTATTAGTTGGAACTTCTACAAAACATTGAGACCATGTTTCTGCCCAACTTAAACCTCCTCTGGTGTAATACTGCTCTAATACGTGGAATTCAAATGAGTCTATGCCATTTTCTTCTATTAGTGCATTGATGTCTTTAGAGGAACTAGTATAGATTCTCCAATTGCTTGGTTTACCTTTATTAAGTTTACCATTCCCTTTAAACATCTTTTTACCAATATACATCATACCATTCTTTTTATCTTTAATTAAATAAATAAATCCAAAAGCATTTTCATGATCTAGTTGTTCAGTAAATTCCCAGTGCCCATTATCCTTCTTCTTTAATTTGGAAGTGGTCATTTATATAGCGCCAGATGTGGATCAACCTGCCATTGGCAAGTAAATAAGGTTTCCACTGGTCGCCATATTGTTGTTTGTAAGCATTTATTACTGCTGCCTTTCTTTTATTATTATTATCACAGCCTTCTAAAATCTTTAAAGCCTTTACTGGCCCGATTTTAGGTAGTCCAGGAATATTATCTACTGCATCACCCATTAGAATTTGTTTCCAATAGTGTATATCAGCTGATTCCTCATCTACTTCATAATGTTCATCCTTTCCTGGTTTAAAATGTTTACCAGGAATACAATCTAGATCTTTGTCTATTGTACATACTACAAACGGATCATTATCCCTAGTCGCTTCTACCGCCCAAATTCGAATTAAGTCATCTGCCTCAAATCCGTGAGCAACTACAGCATTAGGATGATTACAAAACCATTCTTTGAGTTCATCAAAATATTCAGCCCTATTTTTCTTAGATGCTAACCTAGATGCACTTCTTTTATATTCTTTAAAAAACTCTTCTCTCCAATTATTTAGACCACCAATTGCAATGAGATAATCAGTGCAAAAGGTGTTTTCAATAACTTCTTGAAGAACTATGTCTAATTTAATCTTAGCTTCTTCTACGTTTTCAGTATCCCAAATAGACTGATATAGTAAAACGTCTCCGTCTACTAATGCTATCATACTGGGTAGGTTACTTTCTCAAAGCCATATTTCTTAACTCGAGCTAGTAGTTTCTTGCCAACTTTATTACGAACTTTATACTTAATAATTGTAGGACGATCTACAAAGCTAAGATATAAATACTTATCGCCACGAGGATAAGTATATGTTGCCGATGGAACTCTGTATACTAATGATTTTTTCATTTTTGTTGTACTCTTATATTACTGTGAATTAATGTTAAAATACCTGAATCAGTTTTATATCTGTCTGAAAATATTACTCTTTCAACGCCAGATTGGATTAGTAGCAGTGAACAATTGTCACAAGGAGCAGTTGTCACATATACTGTTGATCCCTTTAAACTCAAACCTTCTGCAGCAGCCTTAGAGACTAAATTTGCTTCAGCATGAATTACATAGGATAGTGTTTTATTATAATCATCTTCACATTTATTAGGGAAACCTGTTGGGGTCCCATTAAAACCAAAGCTGAGAATATTATTATTTTTTACTGCAATAGCACCAACCTTACGCTTCTCAGCATGAGACATTAGTGCTATTCTTTTAGCAAGATCTAAATACAGGGAATCGTAGCGATCTTCTTTTGTAACCATGAGGGTGCATTTCTATTTGTGTATCGCATTAAGTTTATCTTTTCAGTTAAATAATAATTTCGATATGATTCAACTGCATCATTTAATTTACAATGATCTGGCATGGCTAAAGGAGGATCTTGCCAGTCATCTGCTTTAATGTCCCTTGGAAAACTAGCAAGTGTAGCTGAATGATCTAAAATAGTTTTATGTATTTTTCCAAATCGGTGAGTATACTCTTTACCAAGTTCTTCCATAAGAATATAAAGCCACATATAATGCTTAATACTACTACGAACCCAAACAGCAGAAGGATGATTGTCATGTGTCTTTTTGTAAGGCCCACCATTACCAACTAGATGATGGGCGGTAGATAATAACTGTGCTGACTCAAGAATCATCTTTACTACATGAGAATCATAGTGAGCCTTAGCACATTCTGTTTGGTTTTTGTCTAAATAAAAAATGTTCATGATTCGTGTATGTGTGTAAATTCAGGGTATTTAGCTTTAATTTTAGCTATATACTTTGGATCATCATTCTTTCTAATTAAATGAACTTTGAATTCTTTACTAATGTCAAACTCTACACTAGTGTCTAATTCATAATCTTCCGAATTAGTTAAATAATCCCAATAATAACCACGAGTATAAGAAGCTTTAGACAAACTGCCATGAAATGTGTTTAACATCTCAATTGGTTGTCTATCACATAATACAATTTGAATTGGCATAAAACAATTTTTTACGTTTAATACACCAACAACTCCATTATCTAAACTATGTGTATAATAAGAATTATTTGTTACATCTTCTAATTCATCAGCTTGAAGCTCTAATGCTTGTGATATCCTGTCTTTGATACTATCTCTAGACTCATTAGGATACCCATGAATATAGATATCTAAATCCTTTGCAGGGTTACCTAATGCCCAGTCTCGTGGTGCTCCACCTAAGATACAAGAATCTGGGTCTACCATGTGCAACATGTTTAATACTGCATTAGCACATGCTTTTTGTGCTTCAATAAATTTTACTAAATTAGACTTAGTCATATTTTCTTTCAAAATTTAATTTTACTTTTACCTGTAGACCAAAGAGGTTTATGCTTTAATAGTTTTAAACCGTTATTTGCAATCTTTTCATCAACTAAACTTTTATAAAAATTAGCTGCTTTATTTGGATCTATATTTACATTAATATTATCTGCTCCAACTGTATGGATACCTCTACGACCAATACTACTAACATTTTTGCTCATATTATTTCCTTATTAATGAACATCATACCAATTATTACCAATTTTAGATTCACCATCCATAATTTCTACACCGAATAGCTTTGGACCATCTTGAAAAGCTTTCTTAGCAATTGCAGAAGCTCTCTCGGCATATTCACTAGGAACTTCAAATTCAATCTCATCATGATAAAATATCAATGGATTGAATGGTATGTTCTCCTCTTGGAGTCTAACATAAGTAAGAGCAGTAGCTGCTTTACATGTAATAGCTTCACAACTCTGTAATAGATAATTGAGAGACTTATGAGCAGATTCACAGGGAATCTTTCTACCATCAAGTGCAGGAATCCAAGGACTGCCACGTAACTCTGTTTGGTTATAAACAGCATTAATACGCTTAATCAATGAATCTAGTCCTGGAATACGTTTTGCAAACTCAGCTTTAATCTTATTACCAAGTTTAGCATTACGAACACCAGTTAAGATTAAAGAAACCTTCTCACCACCAGCACCAAACAAATAAGCATAAATGAATGGCTTTGCTAATTTACGAGATACAGTAGGGTCCTTAATAATTTTAGGAAACCTAGATTGTTCTTCTGTCATTACAGCTGTTAATACATCTGCATTCTTTTGATGCACATCTCCATTTAAAACTTCATTAGTATATTCATCATTTTTTAGATAATGACATAAAGCTCTAAATTGATTACCAGAAGAGTCAGCGCCAATAATTGCATACCCAGGACTAGCCATAAATAATTTACGAATATCTGGACCCCATTCGGAATCAGCACCTGGAACATTGACAATACCACTATGTCTAGCACGACCAGTTGGAGTAGAGATAGTAAAACAACTACCATGTAATCTGTTATTCTCATCTAAAGACTCCAACCATCCAGACAATATAGAGTGTCTAGATCTAGTAGTATAATACTTATCAATTAGCATCCCTACTTCACCTAACTTCTCTAGTGAACTAGTAGTTAACTTTTCAGATACTTTGATAAACTCATTACCTTGTTTCTTCCAATTCCAATCGTCAGGTTCCCAACCGATCTTATGTAAATATAATTTTACTGAATCAATATTACCTAGGTCTGGTTGTACATACTCAAATCGTTGGTATGGACCCTCTACCATACGATCATCCCTGCCATTAGAAGGGTCAATATTAAAATATCTAGCAGTAACGGCATCATAATTACCGTTCTTAATCCACTTCGGTATTTTAGGTTGTTTATCCAAGACTTTAGTTTCTGTACTAAGTCGTGGCTCAATAACAGCTTGAACTTCTGCCATTTGAGCTTCCATAGCAGCCAATAGTTTTGTAGCAGCATCTTTGTCAAATTGCCATCCTATATATTCTGCATCAGCACAAAATTGTGCGGTAAGGTGCTCATTTTTAATAGAAGTTTTAAGATATGGCTTTTTCTCAGTCATACCTTTTAATTCTTTAATAAGACCTCTATAGACCTTAACGTTGATTTTTACGTCTTCTCTACACCGATGTAGCATGTCGGTTGAGTACTGACTCCAGTCCTCATGCTCGACCTTACTATGACCAAGGTATTCACCCCATACAGCTAGAGAATGCTTTCCATTAAATCGATCATAATTAATGACTTGTGATAGTAACATCGTGTCATATAACTTAGTTTCTTTATTTGGAAGCCAATTGTATAGTTTTCGGAGAACAAGTAAGTCATAGCCAATAATATTATGGCCAATTAAACTTGTTGCTTTCGATAGGTGTTGTAAGCCTTGCTCTAAGCTTGGATATTGTGGATCATAGTCGGTAAAGATTAGCTCTTCACCAGTACTAGTATCATTTGTCACAATCATCCAAACTTTACTTACAGTGTCTAGTAGACCATCACTTTCGATGTCAAATACTAGATTGCTCATTTAATAATTTTTCTATATCTTTAATTTTAATTGGTTGGTTATTGTTTTTAGTGTAAGCAAGTAGGAACTTTAAATACCATAATGCTTTACCTAATTCTTGTTCTTCAGCATCTTTACCGCCAAGGCGATCTAGATACTTTCGTACTTGTAGTTCAACTGCTGCCTTGAAGCAATCAGGATTCCTAAAGCTTGGTAGATATTGCATAGCCTCTAGCCATTGTAAATCCATTATATAACTCTGATAGTGACTAGGATTAATAGCACTCTGGTAGTTAGGAGTAAGAATAGTGCTCTTTAATGTTGTTGGATTTTCTTTTAAGTATTTCATAAGCTGATCTACTTCCCACTCATTATCACCATCTTCAATAGCCCACGTATTTAATAAGTTACGATAGTCATTTACAGCACCAATTGTATTTAACTCCTTAGATCTGTTTTTTACAGATGTAGGCCAAATACATTTGATAGTAAAGAAATTCATATTGTCTTTCCATGCAGTTACAGCATTTTCAAAGTCATTATATGTTCCTACTACCCCACGCTTATCATCATACGAATACACTTCATATACTGGTACGTACATCTTGATCCTCTGGTTTATATAGTTTGCCCTCATCAATAGCTTGTTTTAGCATATGTATAAAAGCATAATTCATAAGGTATTCTCTTGCTTCGTTATCTAAGTCTAGTATAACATTAGCACTACCATCTTCATTTTCATTAATCTTAGATATTGTAAACTTCATTAGTATACATCTCCATTTTCTTGAATCTTTTTATCTTCATAAGGTGCAGCTATTCTACGATAAAACTCAATCTTAGCACCTTCTAGAGCACCTACAATATCGTTAATTGCTTGGTAGTTACCTTTATCTGTACGATTAAAATAATCTCGTACAATAGAAGTAATAACAAAGTTTAACTCACCAGGGGTAGTGCATAAATCACCAACCTCAGCTACACTCTTTGTATGTAAGAACTGTTTAAAGTCTTGTCGAATATAAGGCATTAATCTAAATACTCCGTAATAATAGTGTCACAAGCTTTGTCTACTGTAGATCTCCACTCTGTAACTAGAGACTCAAAGAAAGGGTGGATAGTAGAAGCATTAGCTTTAAATGCAACTACTGGTTTTCGTAATACATAAGAAGCATAAAAAACTTCCATTGCAGTACCGTGTTTAGCAATTGTAGGATTATCTAAATTAACAAGGATTAAATCTGATTCTTGAATATCACGAAGATCTAACTCAAATATACGTTTCATATATTTAGGTTGAAATTCATGAACTCTACGAGTGGGATCTAATACTTTCTGATCTGCTTGTAATAGTAAATCAGTAGCAATTGTTCTCCATCCTTTTGCATCTTCAATAGAAACATGTTCCATTGGACCTGCTAAATATACTGTTCTTTGTTTCATAAAAGTTCTTCTAAAATACGCATGTAGTTAGCGGTATACCATAAACCGCCTTGATTATATGGTCTTTGATGTCTATTGTAGTCTTGAATTTCTACTTTACACCACACTCGATCTTTATAACTCAAGTGAGGCGCATTAGGAGTAGAACAGCAATGCCACCCAGGGCGATAAGCGTAGCCAACAGTAGGATGCGATTCTGCTCCATATAGAACACCTTTTTGTATTTTCTGTTTACGATTAATAAATAATGGACCATAAGTTCCATCTTTACGTTTCTTAAATAGTTTGTATGCAATCATTATGACTTAAAATTTAACCAATCTGGTTCCATAGTTACAAGGTGCTGAATTAACCCGATGTTCTCTACATCAACTAAATCTGCAATCTCTCTAATAAATTCTCGTTCTCCCATTAATGATTCAATTGTGCAAACAGTATAATCTTCATTATATGAAAAATCATCTCCAAGTTTACACAATAATAACATTTCAAATTCACTAATAGAATCAGTGAATGTTATAGTATATTCAGAAGTAACCAAGAACTGCTCCAATGAAGGGTACAAAGACTCCGATTATACGACCGATAATCCAACCAAGTGGGGTATCAGCATTCATGAATAAAATAGCTACAAAGTTTGCTATCCAACCATAAATAGATGCTATTACAATACCTAATCCTACTAAACCTGCAAATATATTCATTTACCTTGTCCTCGATAGCGTTTAAATGATCGACGTTGTGTCTTGGTCATTGTTGATGTTTTAGGTCGTGAACCACCTTGTGAAGTTCGTTTAACAATGCCATTAACTGTTTCTTTTCTAATTTTCTTTGCCATATATTCCTTTAATTGGTCCCTCTTGTAGGAATCGAACCTACATTAATAACTTAGAAGGTTACTGTTCTATCCATTGAACTAAAGAGAGTGTGGTGGGACAAGTAGGAATTGAACCTACACTCAATCGATTATGAGTCGACTGCTTTACCATTAAGCTATTATCCCTGATAAAATAGGAGACCTAAGTCCCCTAATTGTTAATTAATAAGGACTATCTTCAAAGTCATCACTACCATTTGCATCTGCTACTCTTACAATCTCTGTTTCAGTAAGTTCAAAGTCATCACCAGAAGATCTAGGGATATATTCTTTCAACTTAGTAATCTGCACAGCCATTAGCATAGATGCAATCTTATTCTCTGGTGGATACTCATACTGGAAAATCTTTACATTAGCAATAGAACCATTACCAATACTAGCAGGATCAATTGCAGTTAAAGAACCATCAACTACAGTTACTGGTTGATTGTCAGCACCATCTTTCTTTTTAGACTTTTTACGAAGAGTTACAGAATAAAATACTCCATCATCATCTTCTACTGTTTTAGGCTTTAAGTTAAGTGCTACCCATTCTGCTTTAACTTTCTTGTCTCGAGTGCGAATCTGAACATCCCATGTAGGTTGTTCTTTGTTAAATTTAGAATTAGGTCTCTTGGGGTCTAATTGTGCCCAGAATAACTCAACATTTTTTAAAATAGCCATAGGTTTTAGTTTCCTTAATTATAATTTCATTTTTAATATTTAGTATACAATTGAATTTGCATACGTTAGTGCTTTAGCGTACCCTGGTAAAACTTAACAAAAAGCATAATCAGAATACACAATCTGACCGACATCTAGATTACCCCTTTCAGGAATAAGGTCTTTACAGTCGAGTTCAGCAAGCAATTTTTCAAGAGGTTTACTTTTGTAAAACTCAACAAACTGTTCTCTTACTCTATAAAACAAATCATCCATTCGTCCTGGTAAGGTACCAAAAGAATCATGAACAACAGTCATCTCATAGGGCGCAGATACAACAGTCATTGTTAGGTGAGCAGCATCAAAGCTATGAACAATGTTTGGTGCAGCACCTGTTCTTTGGGAATCTTTATTAATAGTTGTTTCCTCCCAAGTTTGAAGTTGAATCTTTAATTCTTCTTCTCCGTACTTCAACTTAGTACGTACAATAGATGGCTTACGATATGCCTGAACAACTGGGAAGTTAGTTACAGGTGTAGTCCATTTTAGAAACACTTCTTTCTCATTAGATCTTTGTGCAAGATCTTGAAACATACGCAACATAGTGGCTGGTCCTTTGAGTTTCTCATAACAAGTCTCAAATACCAGATCACCTAATAGCGCACCCCAGAGGTGTTCTTTGTCACGAAGATACTCAGACATATCACGAGTGTCATCAATAATCTGTTGACCCATGCCGTATGCAGTACCACCGTAACCGAGTGTCATCACATTTCTCTTTACTACTTTACGTTGATCTTTAGGGTTATCAATTTTAAGCCAGTAAACAGGAAATAATTTTTCTCGTATTGCTCTATTTTGATTACGCCATTCTTGGGCAGCAGCATAGGCTAACGCTTTTTGCTCTGTCTTTTCAGGTGCATCAAAATAGGCTTTTTGTAGTTCTTTAGCTTTACCATAAACAGAGTCAAACTGACCTCTTTCTTCAGGTGTTAGCTTGTCTGCCATCTCTTGTAAATGTTCCCATACATATTTTGCAATATACATGTAGACATCACCAGGGAGCTCTTGTGGAACTAAATTTACTAATGGGGCAATATCTTCATCTTGAGACATAGCTACTAGATGTTGAACTCCGTTATTAGAACCATCAATGTAAACAGGAAGTGAACATTCATATTCTTCTAACTTATTTCCTTCCATTAGCCACTCCTTAATCTTCTTTAACTCATAACAAGCAGCTAAGAAGGAAAATGGGGCATCAGTATCAATCCAACCTTGGTTAATAGTTGGTTTCTCTGCATAAGATAAGAATAAATTAATATTCTCATCTACAAACTCTGCTCTTTGTTTTAGTGTAACTTTGTCATTACCAAAAGAGTTAGAGGTATGTACTTTTAACCAGAATAAACCATTTTCTCCAAGTGGTGCTGGTTGATCTAACAAGAGTAAACCTTTAGCATTATCACTAGATTGCTCATGCAAGAATGCTGTATTTACATATACACGACCACGAAAATCGAAGTTATACATATGATAAAAGGTATTATCTAAATGGTTTGAAGCTAGTTGTTCAATAGCCTCAGCTTCAATCAGCAGAGATTTCTTTTTCTCTTCATCAATTTCAGAATGTAATTTAAATGGACTAACTGAATTTTCCTTATGAAGAAAATGTTGATAAACTTTAAATACATCTTTGTTAATGCGCCATCCTGTAGCTTGTAATTTATTTAGAACATTGTAAAGTATTTCTTTATCATTATTCTTAAATTGTGCTAATGCTGTAGAGTGACCTTTCTTAATAATAGGAACACCTAAATTATTATGAGCAGAATCCCATGGGCATGGGGCTTCTCTCATGGGAAAGATATCAACTTTAGTTTGATCAATTAGACTCCATAAGTCTTTAATTGATTTCCAATCTTTAACTTGAAAGAAATAAGCTTGGTACTTACTCTTCTTGCCATTCTTGTATGTATACTTTAATTTAAAAGATAAAACATTACATTCAATATAAGCAATACACACAAACCAGCCGACTTGTGCATCAAAGATTGTGTCATTAGGTAATTCAAGAGTCTGTCGAATTCTCCTGCCAATAGTAGCAATAATGTCTACTAAAGTACCTTGTCTCTCAAGTCCACGTAATACATGAGGATATGAGATGTCTATTAGTGTCTTTGGATCTACATCTTTCAAGTAGTGAGTATAGATATTTCTATCTGAACGCAACGTAGCCTGACGTAGCTTAATATCATTAACTAATTTATCTAGAACGGTCATTTAGGCAAATTCGAAAGCTGTTTGATGATTTGATTGTGTTGTTTCCTTGTTGTTTAACTTTTTATAGAGCCAGATAATAAAGGTCTCTAGTAAAAGAACTAAAACTTCAAATAGGATTGCTTTTGTCATTATTATTATTATATCCTGTTTTTGATTAAAAAATTCAGAAGAACCCCAAGGCATTTAGCCTCGGGGGTCTTTTTAGGAAGCTAATTTAGCGTCCATTGGTAGTTCAGTAGCCTCTACTTCAACTACACCATTTTTTCTATCTTGATACCATGTAACTACTTTATTAGCTATAAAGAAAGATAGACCGATAACTAAAACTTCTTTAGCAAAACTCAAGGTAAGAAGTGCAGCTAAGAAGCCAAGCAACCAACCAAGAAAGTAACCAACTGTTGTTAAAGCCATTTTAATACTCCATTAAATAAAAGGTTTTGGAAAGGGACCACTGAATAAAATTAAAAAGATATAAGCAATTAGTACTATAAAAAATAATGGTCTAGCCACTACAAATAGTACAAACATAATAAGCAAAAATATTACAAAGAGGCTCATTACTTCCTCATTGTATTAACATGGCCTACTAGCTTAAATCTTTGGTTTATGTGAGCTAACGGATTAACTTTCCATAAATCTAGTTCTTGACCAACTTTATCAAAGAAGTCTAAACTATGTGGTTCATAACGAACTTTGATGTAATTAACGATCTCTTTGCTGACTTGGTAGACATAACCTTCCTCATCAGCAATTCGAACACTAGAATACACAGGTGGACATTTAGTACACATTTTAAACTCCAAGTTTTTTATCTACAAAAACTAAATCTTCAATTGCTTTAAAGAGCCTACCAAAGTCTTCAGCAGATTCTGTAATAACCGAAGCTACAGTTTCTCCAACCATATATGCTGAGTTAACATCATATAAAGAAGGAGGTACAACTTTCTGTAAGAAGTCATCATAGACAGTTACTTGAACTGAATCAAATAAATTCTCTTGAATAGCTTCAATAGTATAGTCACCTGATTTTAGAGTCAATCTTGGCATTTTTAATCCTCAATTTTCTGATCATATATAGAAGTGAATTCAATAATAGAACCATCGAGTTCAACTTCAGTACACATTCTTTCAATTAACTTTTTAGATGTACTTGTTGCATAGATTGCAGGTATACCTTTAGTATCATTTGAGAATATATAAGTTAATCCAAACTCTTCTAACGATTCAATTACCTCTTGTGCAGTAACTCCAAAGTTATCTCCATAAAGTGGATTCAACAATAAGTACTTAGGCATAGATTTTTCCTTATCAAGCTCTTTAATTCGATTTGAATTGCTACTCATTTACAATTACCTTTATTAATAAACTAGCGCATCAAGACCATGTAATACCAAAGCACATAGGCCTAAGCCAATAGCAATAGCAGTAACAACATCCATAAATGTTTCAGATTCAAAAAACTTTTTCATTTTAAACTTTCTTAGAGTGAACAATTATATTTCAATATCCAACTGTTTTGCAGATGGTATAGAAATCAAACAACCGCATGATCAAAAGACCAACAGCCAAACCAGCAAAAAATGTCAATACAATCATATAACCTTTCAAGTTAATAGAGATTAGAGTCCTATCTTTTAAGATATTCTTCTATTATAGATACATCATTTTTCTCACTTTTTTTGATAAAAAAGGCCACCCTTTCGAGTGACCGTTTTTAATTTGTTTCGCAATACCATTTAATATACTCTTTAGTATACCAATAAAATATTGGAGGTACAGTTAGTAGTGCTAAGTATTCCATATTATACCTCTGGAAAAAGACATTCTTGAATAAACTTGTTTACTGTTGCTTCATCGAAGCCTAATGATTGCATAACTCTAGGCGTGTGAGGATTTTTCTTTTGATTTTGGCAATACCAATTTTGTTGTTCAGTATAATTAAAATTTTCTACTTTATACTCATAACTATGTTGAGCATTTAGTATATGTAGCGTGTCTAAATATTTTTCTAATGATCTCTTAGACAAATCTAATACTTCATTTAGTTCAAACTCAGAGTTAATATTACCAGCAGCTACCATTGATGGGCTAAAAATATTCCTAGCCCATTCGGGTAAGTCTCTTGGTTTACTCCACTCATAATCTTTTACTTCATTAGCAAACCACTTAACTAGCTCATGATCTTTATTTCCTGATGGACTAAAGTCATGGAATGCTCCAGTAACTTTTGTTGGACCAGCTATTAAATCAAAACCATAGATAGGTGCATCTGAATAAATCTTTGGAAATACACAAAGATGCATCATGAGAAGTTTCTTAGTATCCCTTGCATCTACAACATCTAAATGTGCTCTACGAATATTACCACTAATATAGATTTTATTTTCCCAAGGAAATGGATGAGTCTCTTCAGATAAGAAAGTTCTTGACTCTAATATATCTTTAAAGTCTTGTGTATGCTTCTCTAGTTTACTGAATATTATACTCATCAGCTAACTCATCAAATAGTTGTGTTGCAAAGGCAAAGACTATTTTGGCTTCATCAGCTAAATCGTCTGTAAGCTTTTCTCTTACAGTAGCAATAAGCTCTGCTCGGTTATAAAACTCATACATAGATGCAGAACCTGGAACTAGCTTCTTTAGCATTTGACCACCATACATATCACCAAAATGGCGTACATAAATGTGGGCAAGTAGTTGTTCTTTTGAGCATGTCTTAACGTATTCACAATAATTCATTGTACTAATATGCAAATGTTGTCTTGACTTGTCTCTATTTAGATCTCTTAGATCTTGTGCAATCTTTGCTGTACGTTTAATGGGTCCAATATCATCTAATAAACCTAATGCCTCAGCAGTTTGCTCTAATGCAGCATAGCAATGTTTTTGATTAAACAAAAAGTCACCATACTCCTCTTTTGTAATTTGTCCTGCAAACAGTTTCCTTACAAAAGGATGATTCTCTGCACTATCATGTGCATCTTTAATTAATTCTCTTAATGCCATCTAAACTCCTTAATAAAACAGGGAACCGAAGTTCCCCGTTTATTTTACTTATTTTTTACGACCCCAAAGAGTCATTGAATAGCGTGATCCATAAAATACAGGTCTAGCTTGATGTGGTAATATAGATGGAAAAAATACAGCACTACCTTGTTTAAGGGGCACCTTATATTTTTTATCTAATAAGAAAATATCTAGACCTCCACCTATATAATCTTTAGGGTCTGATAATTCAACCACACCCGAAAGAATTCTATAAGGTCCATCTGAACCAATATCCATATGTTTATTATAATGATCTAAAAAATTATATTTTGCTATTTGAATATGCTCAATTTCACTTAATTCCTGTAGATGAGTTGCTCCACTTTCATAGAACATAAGATCTACTATTTTCTTTGCTAATCTGTTAACTTCTTCGCCAGATTCAGGTGTAAGCCAAGCTACTTTTCCTTTTCTCTTTAACAAATTTTGTTTTGATTCAGAGGTTGTTGCTATTTTAAATTTGTCTTCTGAATATTTTATAAGAATCTCACACTCTTCTTTTGATAATACACTATTGTAATATTTATACACTGGTCTCATCTAAAAATCCTATATTAAAACTTACTATGATCCTATCATCTTTAGAATTATTTGGTAGTGATCTATGCGGTAGCCAAGAAGGAAAAATAACCATTAGTCCTTCTTCTGGAGTAATAGGATGTTTAGTTTCTACATTAGGGAATGTAGGCATATCAGTGTGCATAAACATTGTCTTAGCCACCCATGAGGGATCATGAAAAACAATATCTCCACAATCCTTTAATGCCTTAGAATAGAACACTCCGCTAAGATATGAGTTAGAATGAACATGCTCAGGTACAAAAGCACCTGGTGGATAAATTGTTGTCCACATATCAGTAACACACATTTTCTTATTATTAGGATTTACTGTATTTATCATAGTTTTAGAAAAATCAAAAATAAAGTCAGATACTGTTTTCCATTCTGGTTTATAGAATAAGTTTTCAGTAGAGTTAAAAGAAGTAACTCCACTTCTATAAAAATCTTCTATATTTGATGATTTTGTACCTTTGTCCCATTCTTCAGAAACTAAACTTCCTTCTTTTAGATTATCTCTTAAACTATAGGAAAGAGCATTAAGCTCTTCCCTGATAGATATTAAGTCCGACTTACCAATCAAAAGTGGTGTAGCCATTATTGGTCTTAAAAATTCACTCATTTACTAGGTCTCACTGGCCATTCTATTTCAGTTGTAGGATCTACATCTGGATATAGGTTTGTTAAATTACGGAGAGCAGTTCTATAAGCCGCCCATTCAGCTTTCTTTTCTGCACTAATAGGTGCATCTAAAGTTTGAGTCCAATCACAATCCCTTAACTCTGAATCACGTCTATGACGAATACAAAAGTTAGTTAAATGATCTTGATCATGTGTTATTACTTCCCAATTCCATACAAAATTTTCACCTTGTTTAGAAAAATGAAGTCTTTGCAAATACTGTTTTGCTGTAACCTCTGGTTTATTTTCTAGTATAGGTCTGTATCCATGTAATGCCATTGTCTCTGGAGTAATTTCAATTCCAGGAAATACATATTTAAGATTCTCTTCTATTACAGGAGCACCAATTGGTCTTTCATTTTGTCCTACTTCAATATATTCCATAATATTCCTTATGTTGCGTTGCTTGGGTATGACCTGTTTGGACCCCAGATAATTCGCACACCTCCAGTACCACCGTCTCCAGATGCGGAAGGCCATGAACTACCTGGACCACCTCCGCCTCCACCATAGGCACCACCTTGAATATTGCTAGAGCTTTGGCCATTGCCCGAGAATGGATTTTCCCCATAGTAACCATTGGCACCGCCATGAGCACCAGTACCCCCACTTCCATTACCATTGCTATTATTGTAGCCGTTCCATGGATTATAGAAAGCATTTCCAGGAGAAGGATATCCAGTAGTGCCATTTAAACCTACACCACCGCCAGCGCCAGCGCCATATGTAGAGCTATAGGAGGCTCCACCATACCCACCATTAATTACTGAGGAATTCCATGTTTCATGGTTATTGCCACCTCTACCCATGTATCCTCCCGCACCGCCTCCGCAATGCCAACTACCAGTGTATCCACCAGCACCACCTCCCTGACCTACATAACCACCGCCATATGTTTGATTGGAATTAGGGCCACTAGTTGAATAACCGTTGGCATTACCACCGCCATACCCTGCCACTGTATTAATATCTTTAAAAAAGCTAGTTCCACCTGTATAGTTAGTCGATGACCCTGTTTGTGGGGTTGAGGTATCACTTCTGCCACCTGCACCAACTTGAACAGCGTATGTGTTTCCTGGAGTTACTTTAATATTATTTCGCCAGCCTAAACCACCTCCACAACCAGCTGGATTTGCCCAACCATCAATCCCTGGTCCACCACCTCCTACACACACTACAGACACGGAATTGACCCCCGCAGGGGCAACCCATGAATATGTTCCAGGAGAAGTATATTGTTGTTGACCAGAAACTAATGTTGGTGCTATGTAACTAGTTTGATCTGCAAAGAAACTTTGATTAATTGGATAGTTCACACCAGCATAAGTAATATAAGCTCCACCAGTCAAATCTACTGCAGAACTACCACCTGCTTTTGTTTGTGTAACTGTACCAGCTACAAGTTCTTCAACTTCTAATCTTGTTGCCATAACAACTCTCCTTATTCAGGTTTAGTTGGGAAAGCAGGATTAAAAGGATCAGTAACAGTTTCCATAATGTCACGCAAAGCTTGACGATATGTTGCCCACTCTTGCTTTTTAGCAGCAGAAAGTTGTACATCACTAGCCTGAGTCCAATCACATTGTGAAAGTAGCAAATTACGAGTTTGTCTAACATTGTTAAACTCTCTAACTTTTGCTGCTTCTTGAAGTGTTGCTTGTAATTGTTCTAATTGCTGACGCTCTAAGAGTGTCATTTCAATAATTTCACCATTTTCAATTTTATTCATAATTTACTCCTAAATTAAGTACGATAAGTAACAGAAACAACAATACTACCTGTACGGAAATTACCAGAACTTAAGTAGAAACGAATACCATGCCAGTCAGCAGTAGGAGTACTTGTACTATAGTTATCCCATGAACTCATTTCTGATGCTGGATAAGTATTTGAAGAATATTGCCAAGAAATCTGGTTTCTAATATTCATACCATATGTACTATTTTTCTTAGGTGTCATTTGTGTTTCACCTGTCATGGTAAAACCATAACTATCATCAAAGCTTGCATACACATTAGTCCAGCATGGTACATAAATGTAACCAGAATTACTGTTATGGGCAGTAGAACCAGAATAGTTACCACCAGCATATTGATAGAACCATGAGCAACCCATATAACCAGAAGTAATATCTGCTGCAGATGAGTTCTGTCCATACATATACAACTGATAACCGCCAGAACTGCTACCAAGGTTATTATAATTAATTTTAACCATTTCTACTTTAGTAAGATCTGTAATACCTAACTCGGACCACATAATTTTTACAGAAGCAGCAGCGCCATCACGGTCATAAGACCATACAACTTTGTTTTGCTGGTTAACGCCAATTGAAGTGGGTGTTACTGAACTACCAGCAAAACTTAGTACGCCACTACCATTTGTTACTAGAGATTGACCACTTGTACCATCGAGAGTTGGTAGAGTTAAGGCTGGTCCACCTGATTTTTGAATTTGGTCTACAACGAGTTTAGACATAATTTATTTTCCTTAATTAAAGAGTGCAAATCCATTTGGATTCAACACGAAATGATATGCGTTTGGTGCAATAGTGTAAACTGTATTTGCTCCAGAAAGAGTTAAAACATCCATACTGAATGTTAATCTACCAGTTGCTAATGTTTTATTAGAACTAACTAGATTAGTCAATACTAATTGATCTTGAGAAATAGAATCAATTCTATTATCTACATATGTTTTAACAGCATACTCTGTAGGTACAGCAATATTACTTGCTCCACTTAGTGAGGGATCACTACTAAATTCATTAATAGATTCACCAATCTGTGCACCAATAGAACCTAATCGTAGACTTGTAAGACCACTTAAATCGAATGCAGATGCATCTAAAGTAGCACGACCTGTAGCTTGGTCTACTCGGAAGTAGTTACCAATTCTAAAATTACCATCTTGATCAGTAGATACGAAATATACACGGCCAGGTAGGTTCTCAACTACTTCATTACCTTGGGAAGCAGCCTGAGTAGGTACTCCTGGGTAATTAGTTGTAGCTCTTCCACCAGTACCAATACTTAAGAAGTCATGTCCAGTTAAACGCACTTGAGAGTAGTTATAACGGATATTGAAATGCTGACCATAGTAAGCATCGGCTGTATCTAGTTTTTCTTGGCTTAATGTAATAGTGGCAGTACCATTTACTGCATCCCATCCACTAACTGAAGTAATGATATAGCTTCTTGAGTCAGCACCAGTATTTAATGGCTCTGTAATATCTGTATTATCAGCTGGAGAATAAGTTGGACCTTCTACGAATTCAATAGATCCACCAGCAATAGGGCTTGCATTTAAGCCGCCTAATACTAAGGCAAAACCATATTGACCCATATGTGCATTTGTACCAACTAAAGTAGCAGTAATAGTACCATTAGCAATAATTGTAGATCCGTCTAGGAAAGGATAAATTGTTTCACCAGTAAACCTATCATAGGAGGTATTATTATGTGCTACAATAGTTAATGATCCACCTATAGCAGTACCACTAGACTTATAATATAGTGTTGTTCCTGCTAAAGTAGCATCTACTTGTATTCTAATTTCTCTTCCAGTTGCAGCGGCAAAACCAGCAATATAAGCAGCTCTATCAGCAACCTGAGTATCGTTTAACCAATAAGTTACACCTGTCGCATATGGGGTAGTCCCACCTGGACTTGTAGTAAAGTAAAGAGCTTCACCTACGTTAGTTGTATCATTTTGTTCAAATACATACTGTCTAGTAGTATACGCTGTAAAACTTAGTGCTTTAGTACCATTAAGATAAAATCCTTTAGCAGCATTGACTGTCTTAGTATTTACCTTATAAGTATGACCTGTATTCCCTAGTTTAATATCACTAACAACTAGTCTATGATACGCTGTACCAAGGTTAGTTTGGATATTAGTAATAGTAGCTCTAGGTTTAGCAATTGTTACAGATGCACCAGTTAATGTAGTTCCTACTAGTGTTCTAGTAGCAGTACCACCAGAAATATAGTTACCCATTGTTGTACCATCAACAGAAATAGTTCTACCAGCATCTGTATATAGGCTTACACGATCAGCATCTAATACTGTTACATAATAGCTATTGCCATTTAATTGTGTTTGTCCTAGAATACCTGTAATGTCAGAAATTCTTTCACCATTAGTAAATCCGTGTGAGTTAATTCGTAAAATAACTGGATTACTACGTAATGCATCAGTAATTGTTAGATTAGCGATACCCCAACCACCAATAGAACGATTATCAAAATAATTCGTTAAATCAAAGTTAGAGCATAGCTTAAATGTATTAGGAGTTAATACATCAGCATACCATGTTTTTCTAACACCTTGTGCTTGATCACCAAGAATAGGTTGCCAGATTGTCTCATTTACCCCAGTAAAGCTAATTGGTTGTCCATTATACAATCCATGATTAGTAGAAGTAGTTATTACAGCCTGTGCTGCAATAGTCATAGCATTTACTGTTAAATTGACTGGATCAGTTTGTGTTAATGATTGGCCAACCATAAAGCCTGGTGAGCTAGATAAAGTGCTTGGATCATACATTAATGTATCACCATACATAGTACCTGTTAATACATTTTCATTTGCATCAAAACCACTAGCCATAGAACCATAAGTACCATAACTATTATTACAGTTTAATGCACGGATTTTACCACCCCCAGTAGCGGCTAAACCAAAATCACAGTAGTAAGTAAAGCAACTTACAATTTCAGAAAGTCCTCTTTCTTTAACCCAGAAACCTACACCACCGTCATGTACCTGTGTAAAGGTATGGAATACCATTGATCCACCAGATCCAACAGGTCCAACACTGCCATCAACAATGGCACCTACACCACCAGTAGAGAATGCACTAGACTCTTTAACATAAGGTGACTTAGTAATCATTGAAGCGGGATTAAGTCTGCAATAAACACCCTTAACTACAGCAGTATTTAGATCTTCTGGATTAACTGTACTTTTAACGAAGCCAGTCAAACCTTTCATTAATAAGCCTTCAATCATTACTCCGCTAGAAAGGAAAAACATTGTAGTTTGGTTGTTGGGTGTTAAACCATCATCACTTAAACCTGCCTTAGGTTGAATAATAGTATTACGTTGACCATCACCTACAATAGTAACATTCTCAGGAACAATAATTGGAAGCTGTTCGTTATATGTGCCATCCTTAACAAAGATTGTAGCAGGACTACGTGTAGCCATATCTGCAGCAATATATTGACATGCATATTTTAAACTAGCAAAAGCATAGTCTACACTTGCACCATGGTTGATATCATCAGCACTAGATATAGAGTCTTCAGCTACATAATAAACATTATCATTAGCATTAGCAAATTCCCAACTATAGTTTTGACCATCTGGAGTTTGCAGATATCTACCATTTTTATTAGTTGTGGATGGCAATACATATGCTGCACCAACAACGAATGTAGTCCATTTATTTGCTGCTAAATCTTGGAAGAAATCAGGAGTAGCAGTGTGATCAGTTAAACAAATGTAAGTACTTACTGAATTAGATACAATGTCATCTTTTAAATATGTAGTACCAGTGGTCCATGCACCCATGTAACGAATACCAGAATTGTATTTAGTCCACTTTGGAGTTGGTAATGAATTTAACTCTGTATTAAAATTACTTGAAGATGTATGACTAACTGCACAAATAAATGTATTACCACCATAAGATACAATATCATTTACACCATAGTATGTAGTAGCTGTCCATGCACCTCTTACATTAATACCACTGTAATATAGTACCCAGTTTTGAACTTGACTACTTGGTTCAGAATTAGTATTATTAGCAACTGCTTGATAGATATTACCACCAAATCTTACAGTTTGCCCAACAATATAGTTGTTTACTGCAGTCCAATTACCTTGGAAATCATTACCTCGTGTAAATAAATCCCAATGTATTGTAGATGTTGGAATATTACCTGTAGTCTCTGTTTTACATCTGTATAAATTAGCACCATAGGCAACAATTGCACCTGGGACGTAGGCAACAGAATTATTATAAACACCTTCTGGGCTTACTCCGCTAACAAACTTTTGCCAGTAGGAAGTATTACTTGGTAGATTATTTACACTATCCTGAATTGCAATATATGCTTGACCACCGTAGGTTACAACATCATTCTTTTGATATGTGTTAGTGCCGCTATAAGGTCCTTCCCACTGAATACCATCAGCGAATTGAGACCAGTATGTTGCATTAGGAGGTACTTGAGATTGGCTATCTTTAACAGCAATATAAACCTTACCACCATAAGCAATACCATCACCTACCCGATATTGTGTACTAATAACAAAGTTACCTTTGAATTTAAAACCTTCTACCATCAGAACCCAGTATTGGGTGTCCGTTGGTAAATTACCCATAGTTTTTACTGGGTTTGTATATACATATACGTTACCGCCATATTTGACGATATCATTTGTTTCGTAAGTGGTGGATGATAACCAGTCACCTGCGAAATGAAACCGTAGTTTCCCTAAATCAATTAATTGTGTCATAAGAATTTCACCTGTAAATGTCCATTGTTACCCCACTGAAACTTTAACGTATCACGGGACCATACCCATTGGCTATAGTCGAATTTATCGATAATACCTTCATCTGGTAATACTACTGGAGAGCCATCGTTGATGATCTCAATATCTAAGTTACCAGTGTCTGGATTAAATCTAAACCCATAAAAAGTCTTGTCAGCTAAATCTGTACCCTCATAAAAGCCAGCCATTATGCTACTCCTGCTAGAATTGAAGCAATAGCGTCAAAAGCATTGTTATCAACACTGATAGATACTAATTGATCGCCAGGTAATAGTATAATTTTATTACCCTTCATTACTTCTTCGTTATCTCCGTTACCTACACGTTTATCTTTTACGATATATGCATCGCCAGTAGACTTACGTAAGATAAGACTAACAGGAAGAAAACTACCTGTTTTGTTTGCTAAATTACATCCAATAAGAATTGCTTTGGTATTAGTAGGAGCTGTATAAATTACAACCTCAGTAGTTCCAATATTAGATGCAACAGCATTAATAAAATTGTTTGCCATTGTTTTCTCCTTAACCTAAAGCAATTGCCATTGCCAAAATATCATCCATCGTCACTGAATTAGTAGCCTGAGAGACAATACTATTTGCAACCGCTGGAGATACCAGTCTCACATTATCAATATGTAAATACTGTGGATGGTCATCATTTGTTAAACCTGAAAGATTTGAGTGATTAGTTACTGGTGTTGTTACTGAACCACCAGATGCTGCAATAGCTCTTAAATCATATACTCCTCTTAATCTAGCATTAACACTGTTATCATAACCATTTTCACCTTGGAAAATAAGCTTATATAGTGGTCTAAACTCAACTGAGGGAAATCCAGATAAGTCTAAGCTTTCAAACAAAGCTGCTTGAGCATTATTTAATGTGCTAAGATTAGACTGACTTAAAATACCAATTACAGGATAATTTAAGTTATTAGTTGCTAAGATCCAAGTACATGTATAATCTGTATTTGTAACATCTGTAGTAACCCAAGCGGAACCATTATAGTTATTGTACTGAGGTCTACTTGTTCCTTGTTTCAAAGGAAAGTCTGTAGGCTCATCCATTACCCAAGCATTACCAGAACGATACATCATTGGAATTCTAGCTGGAGAGCTTAGATCCTGTTGGAATGTATTTGGTGTTGGTGTGTTAGTAGATACAATATCAACTTGGAAATCTTCATCAAAGAAAGTACCGCCTTCAATTGTAATCTGTGCATGAGAGTCTAAGTCACCTGAGCCTGTAGTTGTATAATCACCTGCAGCAAAACCAGTAGCATAAGCTGCTCCACGAGTTCTATGTAAGTACTCATGAGTCTGCCAGTCTAAGGTTGTACCATGACGTTCATCACCGAAATATACAGCCTTTTGAGTTGTAGCATTCCAATAAATGTAAGCAGTAAAGGTATCAATACCAAAAGTAAAGAATGTAGTCTTTGTAGACAATACACCAGTACTACTAAAATAAATATAATGTAATCCAGTTGTATTAGGAATAGTTACAGTCTGTGTTGTTAAGAACACATGTTTATTACCTTTACACCAAATCTCAAATGAAGTATTAGTAGGGCTAATAGTAAATGTACGACTTGCATTATCAAAAGCTATTACTGATTGACTAACGTCTGTATGACCATTAGGTTCACCAGTAGCTGTTAATACGTCTTCAAATTTAGCACCTTGAGCAGCAGTGGCAAAATCTTCATTATCAGATAAAGCAGCTGTACCAAGACCTAGATTATTCCTTGCATTAGGAACACTAACAACATCACTTAAATTATTTGCGGGTAGCATAAAGCCACCACCAGAAACATAAGCAGAAGTCCAGAATGAACCTGTATAAACTCGCATACCTACGTTAGTTTGGAAGTATAACATTCCAGCTAACAACTGCCCACCATCATTATCAGTTGAGGGATCTTCTAACTTTGCACCTAGATACCTATCATCAAAACTATCATAAGCGCTTAAAGCAGCATCTCTAGCTGCCTCAGCACCTAACTGAGCATTTACAGCGGCATTCTTAGAAGTTAATGCACTAGCAGCACTTGTAGCTGCGTTTGTTGCATTGTATATTGTTTCATTCTTATATGATAAAGAAGTAACCTCAGAGGCTAATGCATTACCTGCACTTGTAGCTGCATTTGTTTCGGATGTAGCAGCATTAGTAGCGCTAGTAGCGGATGCATTTTTAGAACTTAAGGCTGAAGCAGCACTTGTCGAAGCTGAGTTAGCACTTGTTAAAGCATTTGCCTCAGAAATATCTGCATTTGCTTCGCTAGTTGCAGCGGCATTTTTAGATGCCAAAGCATTTTGTTCGCTTGTCAAAGCATTGCTAGCACTTGTTCCAGCACTAGAGGCACTATTAGCCGCAGCCACTTTAGATGCATCAGCATTATTAGCACTTGTTAGAGCATTAGTAGCACTTAAAGCAGCAGCATTCTTAGAACCTAAAGCATCCGCAGCACTATTAGCTGCATTTGTTTCAGATAAACCAATATTAGCTAATGATGTAGCCGCTTGAGTAGCACTTGAGGCTGCATTAGTTGCACTAGTAGAGGCTTGAGACGCACTTGTAGCAGCAGCAGAAGCATTAGTTGTTGTTTGTAACGCATAATGTTTAGCTGAATAATTTGTACCATCAACAGTACCACCTGTTTTAGAAGCCCAATCTAAAGCTAAAGCTTCACTAATATCAGCATTATTAGCACTTGTTAGAGCATTAGCTGCACTTGTAGCAGCATTTATTTCAGATACACTAGCTGCAGTAGCACTCTGTCCTGCATTGTTAGCAGAAGCTACAACACTAGATAAATACGTAGCAGCATTTGTTGCACTAGTAGAAGCACTCTGAGCTGAAATATTAGCATCCGAAGCTTTTGAGGAAGCAATATCGGCACTAGTTGCAGCAGCATTCTTATAGTTTAAAGCATAGTTTTCAGATGCACTAGAGTTAGTCTCAGATGTAGCTGCAGCATTTTTAGATGCTAAAGCACTGGTAGCGCTTTGTGAAGCACTTAAAGCAGAGGTAGCAGCTTCAGTGGCCTTAGTAATTGCTGTAGTAGCATAACTTTGAGAAGTAGCACTTGAAGAAGCAGCTTGTGAAGCACTTAAAGCAGCATTCTGTGAAGCTGTTTGTGCTGTCTCATCATAAAATTGCCACCCAGTAGATGTATAAACTTTTAATTTATTTTGAACAGTGTTGAAATATTCAGCACCAATCATTACAGGATCACCATTACCATCTAAGGTAGGATCCGCATTCAGTTCACCTAAATAAGTACTTCTAAAAGAAGCAAGACTAGCTTGTGCGGCAGCTTGAGAAGCAGCAGCATTTGCAGCACTTTGGGCAGCTTCGTTAGCTTTAGTAGATGCAATACTTGATTGAAGTGTCGCAGTACTAGCACTAGTAGCTGCACTAGTAGCACTTGTAGATGCCTCGCTAGCCTTCGTAGTTGCAGTAGATGCGCTTGTAGAGGCCTCATCTGCTTTTGTAGTTGCAGTTGTAGCACTTATAGCAGAAGCATTTTTAGAAGCTAGTGCATCAGCTTGACTTAATGCAGCGGCATTTTTACTGGCTTCAGCATTAGTAGCACTTAGATCAGCTAAGTCAGCACTATAGTCAGAGGCTACAGCACTAGCTGCAGAGGCAATTGCACTTTGGGCAGATTGTGTAGCGCTAGTACTAGCATTAGTTTGACTATTAGCTGCATTGTTAGCACTTGTTAAAGCATTTGCAGCACTATTGGTAGCCGAAGTAGCTTGAGTAGTAGCAATTACAGCTTTAGCATCTGCAGTAGTAGCTGATGTTTGAGCAGCATTCCTGTAAAGTAAGGCATTGGCCTCAGAACTAGCTGCAGCATCTTCGCTAGCAGAAGCATCAGCAGCAGCTAACTGTGAATCAGTAGCACTATCCTCAGACAAGTCTGCAGAGACACTAGCTTGTGCAGCACTTATAGCTGCATTTGTAGCACTCTGAGAAGCAGCATTAGCTTGGGCTGTAGAATTAACTACACTCTGAGCGGCAGCTTGGGCACTGCCACTTGCTAGGTTAGCACTTGTAGATGCGGCAGTAGCAGATAAAGCAGCCTGAGTTGCACTGGCAGCTGCAGCAGTTACTTTTTGAGCTAGTGTAGAAAGTTCATCAGCGAACTGTTGTGCAGTTCCTGTGTAACCATTTTGTACGGCAATCTCATAAGCACTAAAACCTTGTGCTCCTTGACCACCAGTACGAGACAATGATAAAATATAGTCTACTGTCTGTACTGTTAAAATGTTGTTTTGTGTAGTTACTCCAAGTTCAATAGAGCCAGGATTTACAACTACTTCATAATTTTGCGTAGCCATATTATAGCTCCGTTGGAGAGTATCTTACTTCAACTAAGCCTCTAAATGGTTTCCATACTTGTTTGCGACTACCTATACCTGTATCTCTGATCTCAAGATCAATATAGCCATATACAGGTTTGTTAGGGGATGGTTGTGGAGACCACCCTGCAATCAATGTTTCTGGTAACACCATAATAAATTGATTATTAGTGTCTGTTGTATCTAGTAATGGGATATCAACAGTTACACCGCCTGGTTTTACTGTCTCTGGAATTGTTCCAGCACCATCGTTATTTGCTTCTACGACTTTACTAAAGATTTCATAATTTGAAATATTAGTAAGCCATGATAGGGTTAAATTTAAATGTATCTGTTCACCCTTAATAACAGATACTAGTACTGCACCATCATCGGATATTAAATCCTTTGATGCAGACGTAATTTTACTTCGTGCCATTTTCTTCCTTTCTCGATCCTCAGATGGAGCTTAGGTTAATGAAATCACAATTTTTTAATTGCAATGTATCCTCTTCTTTCCCAACCATACCTTTCAAGTATTTTGGTAAAGGTATTGTCCTCGTCAAAATGACTTCCTGTGGACATAACTAGTTTAATGTCTAGTCTTTTTGCTTCTTCTATTAGTTCCTGATGTAGAAACTTTATAACCCTTGCAGCAGATATCCCTGTTTGATTTGAACAGAAATATGACTGTTGTAATATTTTTTCTTTTGTATGTAGATTTAATCCAGGAATAGCGTATATCCATCCTATGATCTTATCCTCTTTTACTGCCATTCTAACAAATTTATTTCTTCTAACTAAATTACTTAAGTTATCATAAGCTAATTGTTTATCTGCAGGGATAAAGCTTTCATCATTTAATTTCAGATACATATCAACACAAAAATGGATATCTTCTAATGTTCTTGGTTTAATTGATTCCATTAATAATATCTTATAATAATATTACCTAGGGAACGCCTAGGATCTCTCTTTAGCGTCCCCTGGTAAATGTAATAATTTTAACTCATTTTACCAACCTAAATTCAAATAAATTGTGCCACCAATACTACTAGAGGTAGCTCTTACATTTAATGTAGCAGCAGGTCCAGTAGCTTGATTTTGAATTAAACTTGTTGATTTTGTAGTATAGAATGCTGGAAAACTTAATGTTTCAAATGTATTCCAAGCACCTGTACTGTTAACTCTATACTCTACAAGTACAGGTATAGCTGATCCAGTATCATTATATCTACTAAGAGATACATCTATCCAAAAATAACTTCCCCTAGGGATAGTTGTCATGCCAACAGTTGGATAACCAACTTGCATACTAGACAATGTTATTGGGGGTAATGGAGTAGTTGAAGTATCTGCAATAGCCCAAGATATAGCACTTCCAGCTTGAATTGTCCTAGCTGCATTTGTATACCAAGTTGCCGAAGCATATTCTGTACCTTCTGTAAATGAATCAGCTGTCATACTAAAGCTAAAGCTGCCGCTAGGTCCAGGAAAAGTTACTGAACCTTGTAATTGATTCTCAGATGTATCACCAGCCGTAACGTTAGTTCCACTTATAGTATAATATAAAGTAATTGGAAAAGAAGGAACATTGCTAAAACTCCAAAATACAGTTAAACCAGCACCTTCATTTACTGTGCTTGGCGAACTAGAAAAACTATATGAGGGAGGACTTAAAGAAATGTCTCCAATATCCCAACTTAAACTGTTACCTGCAGATATAGTTCTGCTAGAATCTTTGAAAAAGCTAATAGTTGCTGTTTCTGGGCCATCTGTAAAACTATCTGGCGTCATTGTAAAACTAGGGGCTCCAGTGGATGCAAAGCTGCCAGTTAAAGAGCCTGATGTAATATCACTTGCTGAAATTCCAGATATACTATAATATAAGATAGCAACACCCTGTGAAGGGTTACTTGGAGTAGCATATATTTGAACACTACTGCCTTCATTAATAGTCCCAAAAGGTGCTCTATCAAAAGTCCAAGTAGTTTGAGAAGTATCATTAATAATAAGTGTTATTTTATTATCATTAGCAACAGGTCCAAAACTTATTTGATTTTCTAATAATCTACTAGAATTAGTGTAAAACCTAAAGGTTAAAGTTTCTGTACCTTCTGTTAGTTGATCAGCAATAGTATTAATATATGTGTAATGATCTGCACTGTCTAATATGATTTGGCCATCAATACCTCCAGAAATAGCTGTTGTAACTAAATCTGTATCTGATGTAGTAACCCCAGTTCCTGTGATTCTATAGTATATAGTCTTAGGATAAGATGTAACATTAAAACTTCTTACTCTCAAGTATGTTAAACTACCTTCATTTTCAGTAGTGCTATAGGTAGTAGTATTGGGGTATACAGAAATTTCGTAACTTGGAGGACTTATGGAAGTGTCTTCAATAATCCAGCTAAGTGAATTGCCAATAGGTACTGTCCTTCCTGAATCAGAATAAAAGTTAATAGTAGCTGTTTCATTACCTTCTGTTGAAGTATCAGCGGCCATTGTTAATGTTGTTCCACTTGAGGAATTAAAACTTCCAGTTAATGAGTTAGAAGTTAAGTCTGAGGCAAGTATTCCTGAAACAGAGTAGTACACTGTTATTGCTGGTGCCAGTGCATTGCTAGGGGTAGTACTAAATGATATAGAAGTATTACTTCCAGTTTCAGCAATTGAGCCTGTACTTGGATTCTTAGTGAAGGACCAAGTAGTTTTAGAAGTATCACTTATTGTTATAGATGCGGGTGTACCTAACTGTGTAGTAAAACCAGAGTCCAAATATAAAGTAACAGTTAATATTTCATTACCTTCGGTAAATTGATCAGCTGAAACATCTACTTTATAATAAGTGAAAGGTCCTGTGAGTGCTACTGGCCCTGATGTAGCAAAATTAGTATCTGCATTTGTAATACCAGTTCCAGTAAACTTGTAATATATTGTTACAGGGTAAGTAGGTATAAAACTACTATCTATACCAATATAAGTACTAGCGCCTTCATCTACAGTTCCAGGTGGAGTAAAGAAATAAACACTATAAACTGGAGCACTAAAAGAGCTATCATTTACATCCCATGATAATGTATTGCCAATTTGTATAGTTCTACTAGAATTAGAATAGAATGTTATTCCTACTGTTTCTAAAGCTGGATTTTCAGTAGTATTATCTGCAGCCATTGTTATAGTTAAACCACTTGTAGAAGTAAAACTACCTAACGTCCCAGCAGGACTAAAATCGCCATCTAAGATATTAGTACCACTTAACCAATAGTAAATAGTAGTTGGAGCTTGTGCGGGATTACTTGGAGTAGCCGTGAATGAGATAGAATTATTAGTTGTCTCATTAAAGGAACCTGTAGCTGGAATTCTAGCAAATGTCCAAGTAGTTTTAGAAGCATCATTAAGTACAATTGATACTGAATTGCCAAGTTGAACTGTTCTATTTGAATCAGAATATAGGGAGAAGGTCAATGTTTCATTACCTTCAGTATATTGATCAGCAGTAGCATTAATATTAAAAGATACTGTTGGACCTGTCACAGATACTGAACCTAATAAAGGATCAAAATCAGTATCATCAACTGTTATACCTGTACCAGATAGTCTATAATACGCTGTAAATGGGTAATTTAATACATTAGCACTATTTATAGTAAAAGAGAAATCTGAACCCTCATCTATTGAAGTTTGGGATACAGATAACGAGTATGAAGGAGGAGTCTTGGAAGTATCTCCAATATCCCAACTTAGTAAATTACCAATAGGTATAGTCCTATTAGAGTCTGAATAAAAAGTAATTCCTGCTGTCTCTAAATTTTCAGTAGATAAGTCTTCTCTCATATTAAGAATAAGACCTGAATTACTATTAAAACTTCCTTCTAATGATGCAGAAACTACATCCCCAGAAGTAATTCCAGTTCCATTTAACCAATAATATATTGTTGTATTTGGAGCTAGAATATTACTAGGAGTAGCAGTAAAGGATATTGATTGGCCTTCATCAATAGTGCCACTTGAAGGGATTCTTGCAAATGTCCAAGTAGTCTTAGAAGCGTCTCCAATATTAAAAGTAATTTGATTTCCAATAGGAGTAGTGTAACCTGAATCAGAATAGAATGTAATTGTAACTGCTTCTGTACCTTCAGTAAGTTGATCTGACTGAATTAAAAATGAAATTGTTTCTAAAGCATCAGATATACTCCAAGAGCCTTGTAGTATACCTAAACTAAAATCTTCTGTTGTAATTCCACTACCAATAATTTTATAGTATATAGTTGTTGGATAAACAGGAACATAAGTACTGCTAGCTGTTACTGTTACAGATACCCCTTCATCTACAGTAGCTGTATTTGGATCTCTTGTGAATAACCAAGAGGGAGGTGGTGTTTTAGAAGTGTCTGCAATATCCCAAGTTACTGTATTACCAACTTGGCGAGTTAATTGTGTATCATCATAGAAGGTTAGAGTAACTGTTTCTGGATTAGTTTCTGTAAATAAATCTGGAGCCATTGTAAGGCCGATACTTTGTCCAGTAGCAGTTATATTCCAATTAAATATCGTAGAATTAGGAGGAGAGCTAAAGTCTGAATTTGTAATGTCAGTACCAGTCATTTTACCAAATATTAACTTTGGTAATACTGCATTTGTACTAATTGTGATTATTTGATTTGATCCCTCATCTACAGAAGCATAAGATCTAGAAAACACAAATTGAGGATCCCCCATTGACCAAGATATAGAATTACCAATAGGTATTGTTCTTCCTGAGTCTGAATACATATCAAAGAATACAACTTCTCCAAATATACCTTCATAAGTATAATCTTCTACACCAGTAAACTGTAAAGTAACTGGAGTATTATCATAGAGTATTGTTTCAGTTAATAAAGTACCACTAATAAAATCAGCACTGGTTAAATTAGCATTTCCACCAGTTATCTCTCCATAAACAGTATAAGGATAACTTAAATAATTAGGTGTTATAGTAAGTGTTTGAGTCTGACCTTCTACAACAAACCCCTCACTTCTAGATACGGAAATAGCATCTATAATTTGCCATTCTAGTCCTGTAATAATATCAGTACCACTAGCATCTCTATAAAAAGTTATTTGAAAAGCTTCTGTACCCTCTGAAAAGTTATCTTCTTTTATATCAAATAATACTTGTTGATCTGTAGATGTAATATTAAATGGAAAAACAGCATTAGTTAAGAAATTAGTATCAGAATCTGATGTACCATTTCCACTAGCAATTCTATAATATATAGTATAAGGATATGCAGGTACATTAGTACTTTGAACTCTAACAACTAGGCTAGTACCCTCTCTAACTAATGCAGTAGTAGGGTTACCTGTTACTTTAGAAAAAGACCAATTAATTGGAGTTAATGAGGTATCTACTAGTGTTACATTAAACCCTAAATCTGCTAACCTAGTTCTTGGTATTGGCATGTCCTTATCTAAGAATATTGTAAATGCTTCATTACCTTCTGTAGTTAAATCTGCTTTAAATTTAAGAGTAAATGATCCAGATCCATTTGTAGTAGTAACGTAATAAGTATCACCTGAAACATAATTTACTCCATTGATTTGAGCGATATCATCTTCAGATGCACCTGTAATAGATGTTAATCCAATAATTGCTCTAGTACCAGTTGGAGCTGCCGTAGTTACATTATATGTATATTCAATACCTTCGTTAATAGTACTTGGACCTGAGATAGACCAACTATACTCTAATGAAGTATCATTAATTAACATATCAACAAATACAGAAGGATTATCATCAATAGATAATCGAAGTTTCTTTGGACCATCTACTCTAAAATCTAGTTTAGCATTAAATGTCCTTGAAGTGCTGGGTGGGTATACATTAGCAGGTAAAGTAAATCTGTTAGAGGCTACAGTCGCACCACTACCTAGCGTAACAAGAGATACCCAATCATTACTATCGAAGTTTTGGTCTATAGCCCCTACTGCAGTTGGTATTTGTGTTAACGTATAATTTACTATTCTAGGTGAAGTTGAAGTTTCTAATGTGGTTAGAGTAACTGTAAAAGACTCACCTTCATTTATACTACTTACATTTGGAGTAATTTTTAAATCATAAAAACTTGAATTTTTAAGACTAAAAGATTGTGGTATCCCAACTAATGCAGTTCCACCTACAGAGGTGATAGTCATTGTTACTGTTTCAGTTTGTTCAAAAATACTATCAGATGCAGCATATATAAAAAAGCTTGCTGTATTATTATTAACAACAAAAGTATTTGTTAACCCATCTCCAAAATCAGATGCAGTAACTCCAGTACCAGATAGAGTATATCTTAGTTGTCCACCAGTAGGGACATTTGTTGTAGTTACATTACATTGTATGGGGCTAACATAACCTTCTTGAGTAATAGTTGGATTAAGAGTTAATACATAACTAGCGGCAGGGAAACCACCACCATTATAGCCAGGGTTGTAACTTAAAGCATTAGAAAATAACGGATTATGATCTATACTTGTTGGTAATATTTGTTTTACACTACTATATCTAGTAGAGTTATTAAAAAACCTAGAACCTGTAAATGGTAAAGTACCTGTTTTATTCTCATCTAATATTTTTGGAAACCAAGAAGTTAAATAGCTTCCATTTTGATTGTAAAAACAAAGATATTTTTCTCTTTTAAAATTTGAACTATCAATATATGTTAACTTGTTAGTTTCTAGATTTGGTAAGAAATAACAAGCGTAGTCTGTTGGTGGCACGCTATTCTGCTGATTACCATTAGGTATTACATAATAATCAAAGAATTGTGAACTTGCAGGATCTATTTTAAGGTGAGACTTAGTTGTATCAAATACACATTGATTAGAACTATTAAATAGTCTAGCTCCATAACCTAGACCAGCAGTTGTTATTTGTCCAAGACTAAAACAATATATTTCAGGTATATCTGAAGATACAGGAAGATAATCAGTATTAGCAGCAGCGTATACATAAATATTTTCATTACCACTATAAAAGGGATTTGCAACATTATAAGCTTTATTATTAATACTGTCTGGAGGTAATGAAATATAGAACACTCCATTACTTACAGTTGGTGGTGTATACGTAATCCTATACACTACATAATTACGAGTAATTCCATCAGCATGAGTAAATGAAAAACTTGGAATGTCAGAAGAAACTTCTGCACTAACAAAAGTAGCTCTTCCAGCAAACCAAGGTTTTACTAATTCATTATCTAATACTAATTCTGATGAATCATTAAAAAATTTAAAACCATAACTCATTTTAATAGCACCAATATTTTAGTTGGCTTCTTTTCAAAACCATGTGTTGCAAGAGTAGGAGAAAAATCTGGATTGGCTGACCAATAACTAATCTGAGGATAATCACCTATTGGCGCATATCCTTGATAGGGATCATGAACTCTATATAGGTAATCTCCAGATACCAAGGGTATAACTGTAAGTCTACGGCCTGTTTGGGCTGTATATCTAATTACAGTTGGGGATCCAGAAGTAGCCGTTGTAGATAAATCTAGTATACCAAGAGGTATTCCCCCATAGCTACTAGAATCAAATTCTAATCCACCTGAATCATTATATGTTTGCATACCATATGCCATACTTTTCTCCTAAATTTTATATTGCTAAGTTACCTATAACAACTCTTTTCTGATTATCAGAACCATAGACTATTAATTGACTATCTGTTAGTAGTATTCTGTTAGCACCTGTTGTATTACCAATGGCTAAGGCGGAAGTAGAAAGAGTACCAGTAATAACTGCACTACCATCTACATACAGGGTCACTAGACCCCAACTAGATCCATTGTATAAATATGTCTTAGACCACTTGGTAGCACTAGTATTATTAAACAAAGTAACTCTATCCCCAGATCTTGCTGTATTGTCAGGAGAAATATAAGCATTGTTTAATGCTGCCTGACATGCAGTTGGAATATCGGTTGCACCTTCTGAGGTTGTAACAGCCCAAGTTAATATAGCAATACCCCTTACTCCAGGAATGCCTGGGAGTCCCTTATCACCTTTTACAGTTTGTAAAAAGAGTAAACTTTGAGTATCAACTACTGAATTACTTCCAGCTAGATATAATACACCTCTAACAAACTTTGTAGTCAAAGGTACACTAGAGCTATCAACTGTTATTGTTTTAGAAGTAGTATTATCACTTGCAGAACCAATTGTTGTCCATGTAGTTCCATCTGCACTTCTTTGAATTTCAATTTTACCAGGATACGCAGAATAAGGATTATTACCAGACTTTACTTGAGCATCAAATGTTAAAGTAGTGGGTGCATAGGTTAATAATACGCTATCATAAACTAAACTAGTAACGTTAGGTGAAATCTTATAAATAGAGCTAGACTTCATTTTAGTTAATGAAAATATTTTCCTAGCTACAATTTCAGTACCTACTTTTGCAATATAGGTTACCGTTGCTGTATTAACGGTAGGTGAAGGATCAACACCAGTTGTTATTTGGTAAATACCAAGACTATTAATTGTACCTACAGGTGGAGTAATAAAGCCAGTACTGCTCTCATACTCATAAGTAATTCCAGCTGCAATTTCAGCTCCTTTATAAACTGTAAATTGTCCTGTAGCTCCCTCATAGCTAGTTACTGCACCAGTTTCATTTGAAGGAAGACCTTGACTATCATTGCTAATAGAACCGCTATAAGGGCTAGTACCATCTTTACCATCAATACTTTTATTAACAATTAATTCTTTTCTACCAACTACAGTAGTACCAATCTTAGCAATAAAAGTTGCCTTACCTATATCACTAGATATTGCACTTACAGTAACAAGACCTGTTGTTTCATTAATTGAAGCAGTAAGATTTGTTGGTGTAATTTCAGGATCTAAATAAAAAGTTAATCCAGAAGTAATATAAGATGCACCTCTTGCAACTTGCATAGTAGTATAGAATGGTAACTGGTTATTAGGTGATAAAACTCCAGCGGCTGTATATCGAAGAGTTTTATTTTCATTAGTAAGTGTAGCATTATAACTATCATCACCATCTTTAACAGAGAATATAGTTACTTGATCATAAACATTTACAGTTGGATCAGTAGATGAGGTTACTATAACTTTTACTAATTTTGGTTGACCAATATACTTAGGTACTGAATATGTAGCTACAGTCCCTGAAGGAACAACCTCAACAGTATCTACAAACCAAGTATATCTTGGATTTTCAATACCTTCTGCAGATGCAGTAAATGCAATAGTTGCAGGGAATACATCAGCTAATGCAGTTGTATTTTTTGGTTGGATAAATGCAATACCGTTAGAAGTAAGATTTACTACTGGAGCGTCTAATCCATCAGTACCATCTGCTGCCTTATTAACTACAATTTTCTTTTCATGAATAGATCCATCAGAAACTACTGTAGCTCTAATTACTGCAGAACCTACACGAGAGGATAATGGTCCTGTAAATTGACTTACCGTTACTACACCTGTACTTGCGTTAACTGAAACATTTAAATTACTTGGTGTTCCAGCAACAGAAAACGATACTGTACTTGTATTTGCTGGAGTTGTAATAGTATTAGCAATATTTGAAGTACCACGGAATAATAACGGAGTCATTATTAATGGTAAAAAGTCAGGAAGGATATTTCCATCTGAATCAGTACCAATAGTTCTATTAGCATCTACATAATCAAAGTTATAAGCATTACTACCATCTTTTACACTATACATTGTAATGCTATCAAAACGTCTAATATTAGTATCCGTTGATTCGTATACTTCTACGCTAATATTTCTAGTCTGACCACTTGGAAAAGCAAGTAGGTTAATCATACTAGTAGTATTAGATACACCAGGATTAACACCATCTATATCCCATACATAACGAGGATCATCAAATGCTTCTTCTCTTGCATAAATATTAATTGAAGCGTAATCAGGATTATTTGAATTAGAAGGATAAACAAAAGCTAATCTATCAGGGTCTAATGTAACAATTCTAGTAGCTGCAGCAGTTGATTTAGCTATTCTTAATGTAATACTTAAGGTTAAGCTTGCTGCCGTGATAGTAGCATCAATATCTACTCTAGCATACGGATCATCAACCGCAGTAATTGTAAAAGTACCATTTGTAGTTGTGTTACTTTGTAATGTACAACCAACTGGATTTAATGTATATACTATACCAGTTGTTACAGGTGTGGCCCCTTTATAAACATCAATAGTTATAGCTTGTGGTAATTGACCTGCCTCTGGAACTCCATCTGAATTACAAGTTAAATTTAAAGATGCTTCAGATAAACCGATAGCATAAGAATCAGAACCAGCATTAATAAAATATACTGTTTCAAAATCCTCTAGAAAAGTTGTACTTGTACCTTCGGTTACCCTAACTTTAATATCTTTAGTTGGTACATCAATAAAGCTTGGTAAGCTAAATGTAGCTGATGTTTGTCCAGCTTGTAAAACTTCGTTAATATACCATTTATAGTTAGGTGCATCAAAACCAGTTACATTAACTGAAAATAAGATTGCTGTTGGAGCGATAACACTACTATTAGCTTGTTTTACGAATGCTCTACCACTACCTTTTAATTTAACAGATTTACCAGAAAATGCAGTAGCAAATATTGGAGATACAACCCCAGTTACAGCAATATCTGATAATTTACCACCCTTACTTAATGCTCTTACACCAAAAATTGTTTGGTCTAAGGTTAATGGAGGTAATATGTATTGAGTGTCTGTTGTACGACCTAGTTCAGTCCAAATTACTTCTCCATTGCCTGTTACATTACCAGGAAAATGATAGTATGTTATATAGCAATCTAGTTTAGATGTATCTGGAATACCAGTCCATTCTAACCTCCCTGATGAGTTTAGAATTTGAGCTGTTTCAGCTATGTATAGTAAATTAGATGGAGTTCCAAAATCAAAGGAATAAACATTAAGAGCTTTAATATATTCATTATCATCAACATTCCATGCTAACTGAGTGTAATCAAACCTAGTAGCATTTATTTCACACACAGCCTCATCTGTAATTTTTACTTCATTGATTCTTAAATATAAATCTGTATCAACACCTAGCTTAAGTGTTTGACTAGATAACTTAATAAAATCACCTGGCTCTAAGAATTTATCTTTAATTACATATTTAAATTTAATTCCAAAAGCACTTCTACTTGTTCTTACAAGTTCTTCTGCTTTTGCTAATGCATGGTAATAGTCTGTAATACCATCAGCAAAAATATCAGTTTCTAAATCTAAATCATTATCTTCTAATTTCATAGCAGTATAAACTGCATTACTATTATTAATAGATATTAGACTAGTATAGTTATCAGATCTTGTGGTCCAATAAATAAATGAACCTTTTGATAATTTTCCAGCAATACCTTTACCTGTACCACCTGAGTCCTGGGCTGTTAATCTAATTCTGTATTCAGTATCTTTAGTTAGAGTCACTGTACCTGTAGTAGTAGCTTGCCAGTCAGTAGCCGCTCCTGAATATAACACTGTACCTGTAGTAGTAGTTATGGAAGCTGTTGCAGAGTTATCACCAGTGAATTCAAAAGTATATGCACCTGTTTCTTTTACAAAGAATTTCCATGTTTGATCAAAAGAAGAACCACTGCCCGACCATACAGAGTATTTCTTAAGCAGAACACCACCTACACTATCATTCCAAGCATCATCTACTGATTGTGGGTATTTAAATCCACCTACTCCTCTTAGAGAAACACCTGTTTCTTTAGGAGGCCATGATACTGTGTCTTCTTTAAAGTTTTCAGATTCATTATGGAATCTTACTGTACAATGATTTAATCTCTCGCTTGAAGTAGGCCAGTTAATACTTACATTATCATCAATAATTAAATCATCATCTGTAAGTGTATTTGCAAGTACAATATTAGAATTAGTTGTTGGGTATTGTATGCTTAGTTTATATTTACCGCCAGACCAAATAAGTCTTGCATCACCCATTGTTGAGAGAATAGATTCAACATTTTCTCTTAGTGGTTTTTGGGTATCAATAATCGCATTACATTCGTAGAGTCTAATAGTTCTAGTATTACTAGTTGTAACTCCCTCAGCGCCTAATGTTCCTGTTGTAGGCTTATAAATTTTTCCGCCTATAGATGCATTAGATAATACTGTAGTATCACAAACTAATTTAGCATTATAAAATGATTCTAAATCAATTAAGCTATTATCTAAACCTTTTCCAGATGTATCATCTAACAAATAGTCTAGTAAACATAATGCAGGATTATTAGAATATGATCTAGTGCTAGAAATAGCATAAGTATAATTACCTACAGAACCTGATCTAGTAATATCTTTAACCTTTTTACCTTCAATAAAGAATTGAACAGTAGGTACACCATTTAAGGCGGGATCATCTCTATCTAGTTTAATACAGACAGAAGCGTAAGCTAATCCTACTTGATCTTTGATCTGAGTAAAAATAGCATTAACTCGTTCTGGATTATTTGCAGTCATAACTGCATCTGCTATTGGTGTATCTCCATAATGCAAATCAATACGTAAACCTGATTTTACTGAACTAGAGGTTGTATAAGTGTATGGTACATTTTCACCATCCCCTGCACTTGTAGTTATTGTTTGAGTAGTAGATAGGTCTGGATCATCTAAATACCTAGACTCTTCTAATACTACATCGTATACTCTATTAATTGGACCTTGACACATTGCTTGTTGGAAAAATAGAAATTCATTAGATCTACCTTCTACATTAGTATCAAATCCTGAACTTAGAAATACCTTATCAGAATTAGGAGTAGCCATTACAAAATTGTTAGAGGTATTATGATAAGACCTAACACCACCAACTTTTGCTCTACCATACACTATTGGCAAAGTTACACCTTCACCCTCTACAACTAATTCATAACCTTTACGAGCTTCAGCAGCAGCTTGTGCTTGCTTTCTCATTTTTCTAGCTTGTGTAACTTGATATGCAATAGATGCTAAGGTAATCCAAGTACTAACTGTAAGTCCTAAATAGGTTGCTGCTAATATTGCTGCCATTATTTCTTCCCCCATTTAAGTTGTAATACTCCAGAACCTTCGTATATTTGATCAAAAGAAGTGTCTGAAGAATCTCTGCCAAAAGTAGCATCTTTAGTAGTATAAAAAGCTTTTGTTAGATCAAGATCATTCATTGGACTTGAGCAATTAACATTTAATAATACTTCACCTGTAGTTCCAGTGTTAATACTATATTCTGTACTATCTATTTTTCCACGATATATTGTTAATAGATTAGCAATATCTAATTCTGGTAACTTAGTAGTTTGATTTACAAATCCTAGTTTAACATCTACAAGTTTACCAATTAAACCTGAATCTACACTTGCACCAAATACAAAGGTAGGATCAGCAAAACTTATTTTAAATAATTCTCTATCTACAGTAGATGATAATCTTGGAGTATCGATTTGTACTAGTTTGCCATCATTATAATATGTAGTAACTGGTACAGAATTATTTGTTATAACTACATCCCTATAATATGTAGTTGATCTGTATGTTGTACCTGAAGATACATATACTTCAACTAAATAGAATGCCTCAATAGTTGGTTGAGACAGTATATTTCTAACTGTTGTACTAAATTGAATCATAACTTCTCCAATAACCTTATCTGTCCAGTATCCATCATGATACCATCACTATAAACCATACCCGATACTACATCAGTATCATACAGGCATTGCATTTGAACATCATCTTTATATGTCATTGTACCAGTTGCAGCAGCAACTAATGTAGGGAAAATACTAATCGTACTTGGTGTACCAGTAGTAAATGTAACATTTGTTGTTGTCATATAAACCTTAGAATGATTTGAAAACTTTATAAAAGTACCCTTTGGAATTAAACCAGATAAACCAGATATACTTACTTGTCCAGAACCAATAGTTCCAGTTGCCGTAGCAGTTCCGTTAGCTGTTCTAGCTTTAATTACTCCATAGTTTTGAGGTACAATAATTGTAACTGCTTCAGAATACCCTTTAGTCACTAAATTAACCATTATGTCTTGGGCATTATCCGTATGAGGCTCAAGGCCAGCGTCGATTTCCCAACGTTGAGCACTCCTACGGCTAATAAACCTTTTTAGTGATAGGGTATCTGAAACGAAGACTGGTTGATTACTTCTTACAGTCAACGGTGCTGTAAAACGAGCAATCACCTCTCCATTTTCATAGATACCATACATAATATTACCTTAAACCTTTCTCTCTATTGTGGGAGTTAACCCCCTCAGCAATAGATGGGAGCATTCTATAAATTTCCGATTTTGTCTGACGACTGATATCGCCAGTGATATTTAAATTAACTACTTGTTGACCTTGATTAGACATAGCAGAGGCTACTCTAGCTTGTTGGGCTTCATTTAAAATGATTTCTCCAGCATGAGCAAGAATTGGTGTCCCACTACCTAAAGAACCAGGAATAACACCTCCATCAGCAAATCCAGGCATACCCAGTAAAGCAGCACCAGCCATGCCAGAACCACCAAAGAGTTCAGAGAACCATCCCCCAATTTGTCCAAAGGCACTGCCAAAGTTACCACCTTTTAATGAGCCTAAAATACTAGAAATACCAGAACTACCTAATTTCTCTAATGTATCAACGGACTTAACATACATAGGTTTTAATGGACTTGAACCAATATCACTAAACAAATCAGTACCTAAAGCCTTACCTAATGTGTTGCCTATATCTTTAAATAATACATTACTTAACTGGCTAGAAACAACGTCTGTGATAGTACCTGTAATAGATCCAAAGAAGTTTTTACCTCTATCTTTTTCACCAGTAAGAGTACCTTTAATTAAGTTTTTACCTGCATCAACAACTGAAGAACTAATTTGTTTTCTACGGTCTTCTTGATCACTTATAAGTTGAACAGTATCTAATTGTTTCTGTAGTAAATCTAATTTATCTTTATCTAGAGTATTTCCTTGTAGTTTTGTATCATTTATTTCTTTATTAAGATCTGCTATTCGTTTACTTGCAATTTGAGCTAAGGTAAACTCTTTTGGATCTAATTTTCTTAGTAGGTCAGTAGGTAACCCAGTATTAGTGCTTACCTGAGAAAATAATTCACCAAATGTTGTAGGTTTATTCTTTAATTCATCTAAGTTATCTCTAATACCTTTGATCTTAACTCTAACTTCTTCAATTTTGTTTAAATTTTCTTCTGTAGGTTTAAGTCTTTCAAGACCAGTTAAAGTCTTTTCTTGATCTCCTAAATCAGTTAGTAACTGTTTTGCTTTTGAAGCATCAGTACCTAATTTAGCTATATCAATAATTTTAAAATCAGATTTAGATTTCTTAAGAATATTAGGTAGTTCACCATTTACAAGGATATCGAATCTATCTTTTAATTCTTCAGCAGATTTGAGATTTTCTTGTAGTGCCGCTTTATCTAAAATTTTAAAAGTATCACCTTCAGTAACTATTAAATTTTTACGAGCTTCATCTAGTTTATTAAGTTGTTTTCTAATAGTATCAAAACTATCAGTATCAGCATCTGTAAATCCTTGGAAGAATTCTTGACCAACAGTAACACCTGTACGACTAGCTAATGACTCTATTTTAGTAACTAAGTTACGATCTAACGCAGAATCTCTTTGCTTGTTTAATTCCTTAATTTGTTTATCAAATTCAGCAATCATTCCAATATCAAGAGTTGTTAAACCATTAGGGTCGTCACGTCTAGTTAATAAAAACTTATCTTTTTGGTCTTGTAGTTTTCTTATTTGAGTAGTAAAACCCTGTGCATCAAGGATATCTTTTGTAGCTAATCCAGAAGTAAATAACTCATTAATATCAATCTTAGATCCACTCTTAGAAATACTATCTGCAAATACCTCAAGAACATTTTTGCCTTTGTCTCTCATTATTAGGTCATACTCAGCTTGAGTGCCTACAATACGATCAGAGATTTCTTTTGCTGCTTTTGGATCTGCGGGTAATCCACTGGCATCTCTTGCTAAATTTTTAAGTAAATTCTTATCTTTTAAGCTTTGCTGTAATAACTTTATTACTTGTTTAGATTCAGAAGGAGAAAGCATTAAGGCTTTCATTAAATCAACTGATAAATTTGTCTTACCAATTTGGAAACTAAAATTTTCAAAGAAATCTCTATTCTGAAATTCTTCTTGAATTATTTTCTTTAATTGGATAGCTTGCCTTGCAGCATTTTGCTTTTGTCTATCGGAGGCATTAGGATCAATACTAATTGCATCAAAACCTTTAAGTTGGTCTTGGAACTTTTTAAGTCTTTCAGCAGCTTTAGGTCCAAAGGAATCAATAACTTCTCTACTAAGGTTTACACCAAGTGTAGATAATCTTTTTGACAAACCTTCATTTCCAGTTAATCTATCAAGCTCATTATTAAATTCTTCAGCAGCATCTCTAGAATTTTTGAAAGCTTCAGCTAATTTAGTTACATCATTTCCAGCTAAGGCTATTTGTTGCCTAGCAGCATCCATCTTATTCTTTAAAACAAATAATTTATCTCCAAAACCTGTAATAGAAGACAAACTAGCAAATTTAAATAGTTCTTCAACATTTATATTTGCACCAGCACGCTTAAATAAAGATTCTAGTCTAGGTTTTAATGAACCAGCAATTTTAGCTTCTTCAATCTCAAACTTTAGATTTTCTGTTTTAGCATCAATTTGTACTTGAATAGCTAATGCTTCATCACTACCTTTAGCTTTTTCTTTTAATTGTTTGAACAGTGCTTCTAATTCACTAGTTAATTCAGTTACCTGTTTAGGGTCACTAAAACCAAATAGATCTTTTAACTCAACTTTAATACCAGCACCTACTTGAAATTTCTCTAGTCCAGCTAATGCTTTTTGTGCATCAGTTAGGCTTGTCTGGTAATTACCAACAGCCTCACGTTCTTCAGCTAATTTCTTAAACTCAGCACTTAGTTTGTTAACTTGTTTTCTAGCAAGTTCTAACTCTAACTCTGCCTTTGGAAACCCACCAAATAGTCTTGAGATTACTCCACTAAATCCAGTTAGATTACCAATAGCATTATTAAGTCTATTAAATGCCATTACTGACATTTGTATTTCTTCTGGCTTTAGATATTTGTCAATCTCTTTAAATACATCTACATTAGAAGAAAGTTCTTTGTTTACGTCTCTAGCACGAGAATCATTAAACTTACTAAACTTATCAATTATCTTTTCAAAAGGTAATACAAAGTTCTCAATAGAGAAACTTGAAAAGAATGGTACTTGTCTATTTAGATCTCTATTCATAAATGCGAATAAAGAACCTGCTTGAATTTCAGCGGCCTTCATAGAGGTAGCTAAATCATCCATGCTACTATTAAATGCGTACTTATCAGCTTTCTTATCAAATAAATCTCTAAGTTTCTGTAGGTCTGCTGTAGTTTCAGCTGTAACAGAACCTAAGTCTTCTTCTTCTTCTTTGGCTCTCTTAATAACTTCAGAGAGTCTAGTAGCTAAACTATTTAATGATTTAGATTGACCTTCAGTTAATTTGCTATAATTAATACCACTAATTTTTCCTGAGAAATCTAATGCTTGACCGCCCAATTCAGACTTAGGTAATAATGCCTCTAATTGCTTTTGACCAGATGGTTTCATACGGAATAACTTTGCAAGCTTCTCAATGACATCATCAAGTTTAGCCATGAAGCCATCACCTTCACCAAATAACCATATTGCAATAGCACCAATACCAAGAGTAGCTACAATAGTAATAATGCCTGCTACTGATGTGACTATAAGAGCAATACCCTTAATAACAACTCCTATAGCATATATTATACTACCTACTACACCACCTAGAATACCACCTATAACTAAAATACCACTCATTAACGCTTTAAGACCAGCTGCTGTTTTAGCAAAGAAACCTATCCATCCACCAGTAAGTAATTGTAAAGAACCTGCAAGTACTCCAGTTGCAATACCTGCATAATTGATAGCCATACCTACACCCCAAAGGGCTTTGAGTCCAGCATTACCCATAATACTAAAGGCAGTAACTACATTCTTAAGTGCTCCACCAAAGAATGCCCAACCAGCTGGTGGTAATAACAAAGCATAAATACCATAGTCACCTACAAAGGAAAGGATAGAATCAAATATGTTTGAAGTAACACTAGTTGTCTGAGCTTCAGCGGCATTTGCTGCACTAGTAAACAATGCAAAAATAGAAATTAAAGCACCAGCAATAAATCCCTTTTTACCTTTAAATAGTTTACCAAGTAAGCCTTCAGGTCCAGCCATTCCTTCAACATCTACATTCATCTTATTTAAAACAGATTTAATGTTATCTGTATAAACTTTAGCTCTTAACGCTGGATCAACTCCTTCTTTACCAAGAAGAGAAGTATCAAGTAAACTTTTACTCTTACCAAGATCTTTGAGCTTATCTGCGGCTTTAGAAACAGTTTCTTTAATAGTATTAGAGGCAGACTTTACTTTTTCATCTACCTTTTTCTTTATTGAATCTCCTTCTTCTTTACCGAATAGGAAATCTGTAATACTTATTTTACCTTTAGTGTAGTCTTCTCTATTTTGGCCGTTATTAATATTGCCAAGAACTTTACCTACAATGTCTTTTACTTTATTAATCTTGCTAGTTATTTCACTAGCTTTGATATCTCCAAATAAACTAGTAAATAATTTTGTTTTAGATATAGTAGCTGCGGCTGCTAAGGATTGCGTAATAAAGAATTTAAACACAGATGCGAGAGAATCTTTAATAAGTTTACCTGCAACATCCTCACCAAGCATTGCAAGAGTAACTAATGGAATGCCAGCAGCTAGCGCTACAGCCATACTCACATGATCTGAGAATCCAGAGAATATTAGAGATACACCTGCAACTAAATATTTAAAGTTAGCACCTAATAAAGCTTGTCCTAATAATCCACCACTGTTTGCACTAGAGCCTGCTGATCCAGCAACAAAAGCTAGAAAGCCGCTTACAAATTCTTTAACAACAGATACTTTACTAAGTATAGTAGCAATACCTGCTCCAACTAAAATAGTACCTAGTAAGCCTGAATCTCCTACACTAAAGAAAGAGAAAAGACTAGAAATAGCAGAACCAATAATACCAAATTGTTCTAGGAATGCTTTTCCAAATGCATCAGCAAATGTTACCAATTGACCTAGTAATTCAGGAATAGATTCTATAGCTTCTCTTAGATAGAACCCAATAATAGATCCTGCAGTTTCACCAATTTCTTTAAATATATTAGCGTCAAATGCTTCGTATAATGCTTCTCCTATTTTTGGGATTAATGCTGCTTTGATTAATATTGCAGCACCCGAAAAGAATGCGGCAAATGTAGCAGGAGCTACTAATGCAACAATAGCAGCTAATACAAACACATCGGCAATATTCTTGAATACTGCGCCAAGTTCTTTAAGTGGTAGGCTAGAGATCATTTCCCTAACATCTATCTTTTCTATCTTAAGCTTTACTTTAGCTACAGTATCTTTTAGAGTATCTTTAACAGTACTACCAATGCTACTGTTACCAATTGTATCTCTTGTGTCTAATCCTTTTGCTGTAATTTTAGTAAAAAGATCTTTAGTACTATTTTTCAAATCGGAGAAAGAAGCTTTAACTTTCTTTGTAAATGCGTCTATCTTTGTTGTGCCTTCTGTGTATAACTTATCAGCCCAACGTAATACACCATCAACCATATCTGGCCAGTAAGAATTACCTACTACTTTATCGTATATATCAAAAAAGTAACCCTTAATTTTAGTAGCAAAGTCTCGTATAAAACCTTCTACTTTACTTAACTTGGTAAAAATACTATCTTCAATTTTGCTGCTCATATAGAGCATATAGCCTACAATAGCAATAACAGTATTTTGAATAACAGCTTTTACTTCTGCGAATGCAGTAACAAATCCGTATAATGAGCCAATTGCTACATCTAAACCTAGCAAATTAGACACTAGTAATTTGAGACCAGCAACACCTTTGACTTGGAGTATAGCAAATGTTTCTAATAGACTAGGGTTTAAACCAAGTAAACTCCTAGTAAGATAGATTAAATTAGTTGTAAATTCTGCAATATAAGTTAACGAGAGTACTACTGCAGGTGCAAAGAATCTCTGAATAGTATAGCTTAAGATCTGTAATGATTGTAGACCTAATTCAAGAAACCTATCAAAACGTATATTAGAAAATTCAATAAGTGGATTACTAGCAATACCTAATGCAGCACCAAATGTTTTTAGTACGGCTACACCTTGGTAAAGAGGAGTTACAAAGAAGTCTCTAAATCCTACGGAGAAAGCTAAGAATCCAAAGAAATTATTTGGATCTAAACCCTTTGCAAGTTTATTTATATTACTTGTAAATTCTACTACTGATTTTGAATTAAAAATATCACCAATAGTTCTTGAAGTTCTAGTATCACCAAAGGCTACGAATAGACCTAATTGCTCAACTACACCTCTAACTAATTTTCTAAATTCAAATACACTATCATAAAAGGCTAAGAAAGAGATTCTTAGTCTTTCAAAGAAAAATGAGTTTGCCAACACTGTTAATGGCGTTGTAAATGTACGAATAACAGGTACGATAGCACTAATATTTCTACCTACGGCAGAGAATAAATTTCCAAAAGCATTAATAACTAACTTTGCATCTCTAACTGTTTGACCAAATCTTGAACTTAAAATGGTAAAGTATACATCAGCAACTTCTGCTAAATTTGTTATGTATATTGAAATTCTATTTATGTTTCCACCAAGTATTTGTGAAAGTCCACTTGATTTAGATATCTCAGATAACAAAAGATTTACGGAATCTTTTAGTCTAATAATTGATTGTTCAAAAGTAGGAGCTAGTGTTTCAAATTCACTATTTAATTTATCTGTTTGACTTAGTAATGCTTTAAATACTACATCACTTGTTAATCTACCCTCTTCAGCTAGCTTTCTTAGTTCTCCAATAGAAGAACCAATCCCATCAGCAATAGCCTGTGCAATTCTAGGGGTTTGTTCTAGAACTGAGTTTAATTCCTCGCCACGTAATTGTCCAGAGGCAAGACCTTGCCCTAACTGAATTAAAGCGGCTCTTGCAGACTCACCAGCAGTACCAGAAATAGTAACTGCCTTTTGTACGTTCTCAGTAGCTTGTAATAGTTGTTTTGTAGATGCACCTGCATTCTTTAATGAAGAACCAAATTTATTAAATACACCTACTGTACCTTCCAATGAGCTTCTAGTCTTTACCGATAGAGCCAATAACTGGGATTGTACAACAACTAATTCTTTAGTCCTACCTACAACTAGAGCAATTCTATTCTCTAAATTTGTGAAGGTATCTGAAGCTCTAGTAATACTGTTAACTGCACCGAATGCAGCAAATGCAGCTGTAACACTAGTTGCAAGACCAGCTAATGTTCTAGTAGCGGAAGTCGTTGTCTTTTCTATTTTACCTACTGATGTAGAAAGTTTGTCTAAGTCCCTTTGTGCTTGTGACGAGTCAGACGTGACTTTCAATGCGATATCTGACATAAAATCTCCTTAAAAAAATGCCCTAAGATATATCACGAATAGTGTGATGCATCAAAGGGCAAAAAAATTATATTATAGTGGGTTCGAAACCACTTTTCATTAAAGTTTGTTCAATGAAATATGATGGTGCCTGTTTCGACCATCCAGCATTTAAATATGTAATATACTCAGCATCATTATTAACATAATGACTACTTTCGGTTAAGCTAATCAAAAATTTATTTGATAGTGAAAAGGAGATTTTGAATGACTCTTGTTTATAAGAAGTCCATCTACTTGCAGCATATCCTGTATCTTTTGGAGTAACTCTTTTGAGTTCTTCTATAGCAGTTTCAACAGCATTATCTATTATCTTGTTAGTTGAATCTTCTAATGCATTTGATATCTTTTTATCTAATGCCTTATTGACATTAAGTTTAATTTTTATCAATTGTAACCTCCCATGGGATACCATTATCTGCTGCAGCCATTTGAAGTTTATTCAATAATCCTGAGCTAATAATAGAATTTGCAAGTCTACTCTCATCTTCATTATTAGCTCTTTTAATAGCAGCTAATGAAGCAAATAGTCTCTCGGGTTTTTCTTTAACCCCTTGTGCCTGTAATAACATATAAGTACGCTGGTCATCTTGCCAACCAACAGGTCTCTCTCTAAAATATTCGAACCAACCTAATAGTTCTTCATAGGGCATTTCTTTAAGGAGTCTATAAACTGGCATATGTAGTTTAAATGCCAAGTCATAGACTTCTATCATTTCCTTATCTAATGTTATTTGCCCTGATTCACGTTTCCCAATCCAGAGAATGTGAGTACTTCATTAGACAGACGAGATAGCTCATCGACAGGAAATGCACTGAAATCTTCAGTTGATAACTGATCTGCTCCATCAACGGAACAACCAATCACATACTGTAATAGTTGGATACTTGCATTTTCATCTTCTCCAACAGCTTTTGACTTTTCTTGAATCTCCATAACTTGAGATACAGAAAGCTTCTTAATTGTAACGTCTTCACCCATAAATTTGGTTTTCTTAGACATTACTTTTCCAACGAGATGTTTCATTTTATATTCCTTACTTTTATTTACTATCATTAAATAACTGTTTGTTATTTTCTTGGAAGTCATCGAGTACTTTACGTACTGTATGTAACACAGATAATGTTTCCATGATCTCTCTACCTACTTCACTATTCTTGTCAAAATCTTGAAATCTTTCAAATGATTTACGAATACTAATATCAACACTACGTCTCATATGACGAAATGTAGTCTTCATAACAAATGATTTACTGAATGGTGGTTTATCTTGATTGTTATCAATCATAATTATCCTTAATATATACTATAAATACAACCAAGGGGAGCCTCAGATCTCTCTTTAGCGTCCCCTGGTAAATGGACTAGAAACTAGCCCAAATTGTCATTAGACGAGACCAACAGTCGCAGGACCGAAGAAGCCGCCTTGTGAAGACAATGTTAGTGTAGCTTGGTTAGCATCTGTTAACTGTGGGCTAACTAATAGAGCTTCGATTTTACCAACGAAGTAGAAGTTAGAGTTGTCAACAGAACCTAGACCAGTAGAACCTGCAGTAGTATTTAAACCAGCTGGTTTAGCATTTAGCATAGAGAACTGGAAAGCATAGATCTTACCATTACCTACTAAAGCGCCTAGTGCTGAGGATGGTGCCCAGTCAGCAGGAATGTAGTTTAGAGTAATCTCTAAGTTAGGTGAATCAGACTGGCCTTGAATCTGGCTAGAAGTCTTTTGACCATAAACAGGTACGTTAACGATGTTAGCTGGTGTACCGATTTGTGGGAATTCACGAACGTTCTTGATTTCAGTGAAAGAACCAGTAGTAGCAAACTTAGCTACTAGTTCTGCTAATGTATCTACAGTTGTGAGATCAGTAATCTCAGTTGTATTTACGGCCATTGCTGAGAAAATACCAGCTCCGATTGATGTAATATGTGCCATGTGTTTTAATCTCCATAAGCTTTAAAATTTATTGAATAATCACCACGATAAAGAGATTTATCTGCGGGATCAAGGCCAAGCTTCATTACTGTGCTTGCGCCAAATTGGGTTCCATTTGTCAAAGTCTTACCTTGAAATAGGGAATCTAGAGTATCAGCAATAGTGAACAATTCTGCATCACCATTACCTGCCTTGACAAAAATCGATAGTATCAACATACCTGAGAATTTCTTTTTAAACCCATGAGCATCAACAGTGCCTCTTCCTGGTAGAATACTAATTCTAATAAAAGAAGTAGTAGTGTCTATTGTTCCACTATAGTTGGCAGGATAAGCTTTGTATCCAGTTGTTGTCCATGCGCTTGAAGCGAATAAACCATATATGTCTGACTTTAATTTACTATACATACTCATATTATACTCCTGCTAATGAGAGTACAACAACAAACTCATCCTTTGAAATAACGTTACAACCATATTCCACATTATTAACGGTTACCCGTGAATAGCTATCGAAGTTAATTGCAGGATTACTTTTAATTGTGAGTGAAGTTGTAGTAACAGGAATACCAGACTCAAAGGACTTACTAGTACCTAAAAAGCCTTGAGCGGTGTATGTCTGATCCGTTTTTACAATCGAACCAGTAGCAAAATTAAATCCACTGACGATCTTGTTGTCAAAAGTAGCAGTAACCGAAAGATCCTTTAATTTTTCAAAGGCAGTATCCACGGATTTTTGTACTTTTGATTTGAGGGACATTTAGTTTGCCCTCCACCATTGAGTAGAACCTTGGTTTACTAAAAGTGGTTTTAGGTATTTTCTAACAATACTAGGAACTACTGGAGTTCTAGTTGTGTCATTATTACTATCTTTCAATGTAATAGTACCAATTGAAATTTCTTCAAAGTTTTGTGTTTTATTATCTAACAAATTTTCATTGGATAATAAATGATGAGCCATTTCTAAAACAGCCTGTTTCATTCTCTTTGGAATTTCACTCACACTAAAGTTAACTTCTTGTCCTAATCTAGGATCAAAAATATAAGCCCCTTTACGAGGCCACGCAAGACTCTGTGTGGAACTGACAGCAACACCGATAAATTGATTTTCATCAAGTATAAGAGTTGCAGTCACTAATGCTGACTCCTGGTCGTCGTCTTGAGCATTTAACCATGCACCCGCATCAATGCGAGTATCAAAGTATGCATCAGCTTCGGCCATAGTTACATATGTGTTTGTACCTAGGACTAGTGCCATCAGTTCCTCCTAATAGATTAAGCGTGGAGAATAGGTAGAATACCTAAGTTCAATGCACTCATCTTACGTGCCCATGAACCAGCAGTTGCAAAAGCAGTGTTGGTAGCAAAAGCGTTAGTAGCGCCAGCCCAGTCGTAACCCATTGGATGTACAACGAAGCCATAACGATACCAGATAGATGTAGAACCACCACCAGTGTAGGAAGCAGCAGAGCGGTCAACTTCAACAGGTGTAGGAACAGCAATATTTGTAAAGCTGATAGCGCCTGGCTTGCAAATGAATGTAGTCTTAGTAGAACGATCATTTACGTTAGCAGAGGCTGAGAGGTCACCTTGAGCAACACGGCTGAGGATTAGACGGAACTTACCACCGAATACGGTTTGGAATGTTAAGTTGCCATCAGTAACTGTAGTTACGTCTACTAAGTTAGCAGCACGTAATTCAGCTAAAACTTCAGGTGAAGTGATCATGTACATAAAGTCAGGCTCATAGTCTTTGAATGCCATACCAAGAGCTTGGAATAGACGTTGACCACGGGCAGCACCAATAGCGGTAGCATCAAATAGCTTACGCTGATCAGAAGCAGAAGTAGCAGCTGCGGCACCGAATACACCAGCAGCGTTAATGTCTACGAAGTTACCAACAGTAGAACCATCAGCGTCTGTGTCATAGCCAACAATACCAGCACCACGAGAAACTTCATAAGCAGCTACACCTTTGAGTGTAGATACGATAGAGTCAGACTCGTCTTGGCTACGAACTTCAGAGAAGTCACGAGCGATTTTAGAGAGACCGTCTTGTTGAGAAACGATTTGCTGGAGGTTAACTTGTTGTGAACCGAATGTACGGACTGTCTTGATGTAGTCAGCAATTTCAGTTGACACATCAGTGTAGTTGCCTTCATTAGCGCTAGATAAGCTAGCAACGTTAATGTTGGCAGCTAGAGGTTTGTACCAGCGCATTTGACCAATGAAGCTCTCGCCTGTTGGGTCAATACGGGCATCAGTACCAACGATACCAGTGCTGTTAAGCTTCTTGGCGTTTGTGTACATTTCATCAGCATATGCAGAAATAGCAATAGCTACGTTTTGGAACATTGTATGATTAATCATTTAAAAAATCTCCTATGATTTTAAAGTGTGAAGTTACCGAGTTTACCACCTGCAGCAAGTGCTAACACTTCTTCAGTAGTCATATCAGTAATCTTCTTATTGGGATCGAGTTTGGGAGTACCGTTCATATTGCTACCACCACCCCCTGAATTAGATTTAGGTTTAAATAGGAAAGAATTATCTTCATTCTTTACATATTGTCCTACAAAATCCTTGATTGATACACCAGATTTGTGAATCCATGCACCAGTCTCTGGATCTTGGATGAGTTGATCGATAATATCACGATAAGCCATTTGGCCAGATCGGTCATTACGGAAATCAAGACCAGTTAATGCATTACGAACTGCACCATCTCGGGTGAGTTCAGTTACTTTACCTTCGGCTAACGCAAGCTTTTCAGTGAGTTCTGCGAGCTTCATCTCAGCAACTTCTTTATGCTTACCTTCATCCTCTAAAGCTTTCATCTTACGTTGTTTAGCTTCATCTTCTAAACGAACACGCTCTTTAACAGCATTGTCACGTTCTTGATAAGCTTTATCTAAACTTTGTTTGATTTTAGAAAGACGCTCTTCAACCATACGATTGATCATGTCTTCTGTATCTTTATTGTTAGTACCTGCACCTGGATCTCCAACCTGATCGGCTTGAAACTCTGGGTTTAGTGTGGTACCATCATCGAGGAACTCTTTGTTTCCGAACTTATCTACTTTCATCTTTATTTTCCTTTGGCACAGCCATTTAATTTTAATTTTTTAGGGTTTAGTTACAAACATAAACTCTTACGGTCCAATACCATACCAATCCATACCTTTAGGTATAGGAGCGAGTATCTCTTTTCTCGTAATCTTGTTTTTGGGATTTAGTAAGCCATCCTCAATAGCTTTTTGGCGAAGCTTATTGTAAGTCTCGTTAGACATACCTTCAGCTTTTAATGCCAGTAATGTTTTCTCTATTGTGTTACCTTCAAGAGCATCCGCATAGATTTCTCTAAGCGCATACTTGGACTTTGCTGCTTGTCCAATGTTGGTGAAGAAAGCATCATGAATCGTAGCGGTTTCAATACCATTTTTACGACCCCATAAATGAAATCTTCTTACAATAGTAGCATCGTTCATGTGGTTACCATTAACCCCCATGCCAATACCTGCCCTCATCAGGCTTGATTTTCCTAGAAGTGAAGCATCTTCTGCTCGATCTTCGTAAATGTTACGGACCATCCTATTAGCTTCTTTGTCATAGAACTCAATGCTAGTTTGGATTTTAGGTCTGTATCTCTGGTATAAAG